GGATGAATGAATAGGCATACTGTGATTATACCATAAAAATTGACTAATACCAAGGTTGGTGGGTATAGGACAAACCAAGGTATTAGCCAATAATAAATTATACCATAAAGGTACAAAACGGACATGATATTTAAAGTTATCAAATTGTTATAATAGACAATGTCCGATTTGTTACAATAAGTCTATTTTAGCCAGATTAGGGATAGTGTATACTTTAAATATATAAGAAAAAAGAACTATCTTTATAGTTTTAAAAGATATCTTATATATAGTATATATAGTTATTTAGATTTTGAAATATACTCAATAAGAATATCATACATGTGATCTAATTTGCGATCCATATCTTTACGTGTTTTGTCTGCTTCGTTTAGACGACTCTCTAATCTTGAAACTTGATCTTTTATCGATGATCCAGAATTGGGCTTAAGTTCGCTGAGATAATGTTTTACCATCCACTTGATTGCGAAGGCGATTGATGATACAATTGTAAGTATGGCTACTATAAGAGAAGCCCAGTCTTGTACTGTCATAATAAGATTATTATAAGGGGTATATTCAAAAAATGAAAACAGACATACTGGATACATTGGAGTATTCTAGGAATTTGATTATATCCCCCGACATGGATGGTTTTATGTCCGCAAAATTACTAGAGCGTTTTAACGGTTCGAAAATAGTAGGTTCGTATGACAAAAATATTTTATGTCTCGCCGACGGTATAAATCCAGAAGAATGTTTGTTCGTCGACTGCGATATGAATCGTCAAGAGTATGTATCTCTCGGCAACCATATGCGACTCTTAGAAGATAATATGTCAGTCGAGTCGTTTAATCCGAATGTGCACTTCGGCGTTTCGACATATAGCGACAAGTTTCCTTTCGCAACCGCTTTTTTGATTTCGTTCGCAATAGAGGCTGATCTTTCCGAACAAGACCTTATACGCATGGCTTTCGCTGACTCAACTCTCAAGAACATGGAGAAGTACAGCGATAACATGCGAAACTGGTCTACACGGATGGAACATCCTGCAACAAAGTACATAATGGACAATTCGGACATTGCAAAAAGAAATGATGCACAAGCAAGGTTTGATTATGTTGATCAATCATTTACATCAAAGCGTTATGGCAAGACTCGTTACATAGATACCCTAAATAACGCCCTAGCAGGGCAGGAGATGAAGTTTGAGCCATTAGTCCAGGGTATGAAGTATGTATGCGACAAAGTTGGCATAGAAACCCTTATAAGGTATAATAGAGATATCATCTCTTATGCAGAGATATTTACAGGAGAGTATTCTGTAACTTACGATCAAGAAAAGGAATGGGCATGACAAGACACGAAGTAATTGAGATTATGATTGAAACAGTAAATGGTTATAACATCAACCTAATGAAGCAAGCCAAGATGAGCGATGCCGATATTACAAAAAACATTGATGCTCAGTATCCAGCATTGCAGCATATGTTTGGTATGATTTATGACGATCTTGAAATTAAAGGCGCTTTTAATTAAAACTAATAGATAAACCTTGGTTTGTCGTCATCTTTTTTTCTACGAAACTTTAGTTTGATTCTGTATAGATAATACTTAATTGCCAGCATTTTTAAAAGCCTCTTCAAACTTTTCTGCAATGTGAATATGCTTGTGTACACCCATGTGTCCTGTTACTACTTTTATTCCTGGCAAACCACTTTTAGGCTCTCCGTCCATAGGGAAGTCAAAATTTAGGCCATAGATGTCCCTGTATTCTTCATGACATTGCTTGTGGGTTATTTTTAAAGGTTCGTTGCCGTAAAAATTTTCTCTATACATTCCGCTAGGGCCATATGACCATTTTATTTGCTCTAGATATACATAATTTTTAAAATCCATTGAGTCTATGTTTCTATGCAAATATTCATCTTGCCATTTATCCCATGTTCCCCAAAATAATTGGATGTTGTTTAATTTACAGTATAACTCCAGCATGTGAATGTAGTCTAGGTTTATTGAAAAAAGAAATTCTGAAGGAATCATATCTTCCGCCAAATGTGGAGCCTTGGAGTACTTTGTGTCTTTTACTAGACTTCTTCCATTGGTTGTCATAATACTATATTCCATTCTGCCAACTCTATCAGGAGAGATAGTGCTTCCACGCATAAATGTAGTTTCAGATTTCATTTGAATTCTTGTAAAGTCTGGAAATAAACAAAATAGTACCTTGGGGTTTCCATATTCTTTGCAAAATGCTATTGTGTTTCTTACAATAAATTGTACGCCTTTTCCACTCCAGCCAAGATTGTATGATTTTGTGTTTAGCGATTTAGATAAAATATTTCCCCAAATTCCATCAAGCACAACTCCAGATCCCCAAGTAAAAGAACATCCTGCAAAAACCATTTCTCTGGTTTCTAAAAATTCATCACTTCTGTATCCCATAGAATTACGTATGTACGGATCCTTATCTTCATCTGGAGTCCATATTAAGTCTTGGTTAATAGTATATGCTCCACCTTTTTTGTAATAAAGTTTATATTTTGAGTTATACCAATTGAAAGGATCATTGACAAACCTTATTGTTAAATCTTCATTTGCACTTGGCTTTGGTTTATAGTAACCCTCTGGAGTTAACTCGTTACTCATTTTTGCAACTACACCCCGTGCAGCAGGTTTCTGAAAATAATTTTACAGCCAGGTTAGGCTCTTCTGGTCTACCCATATCCTCCCAAAATACTTCTCTTCCCATGTTGTCTGTTACTGGTAAAGGACTTGATTCAAATTGTGGATTGTTTGGTTCTGGTCTGACTTCTATGTCCCAGGAATTTTCTAGATTATCTAATATGCCCATATGAATATTATACCTTATCCCGTCGAAATCTGAAAAATTTTGTAAAACCTAAATAGCCTAAAATCTGAATATTTTGTCCAGATGTATGATACATGTTATACAGAAAAACACACACAAAAAATAGTGCGCCCATAATGATGATGATTTAAATAAGATCTAAACCCTCAAACCATAAACCCTAATGCTTTGGCACTAGTGCCATGATTTACTTTGACACTAGTACCCGCTAATTATCTTAACACTTGCAAGGGTCTATGCGGGTCTCTTTCTCACTAAAAATGATGATACCTGTATCCCCGCAAAACTCGCAGGTGTGTGCATACATTGCGTTCACTATGCGACCTCTTTCTCTTTTAGTATTCCTAGAATTAACTGTAACTGTTCTGTTGTGAGTAGGGCTGTTGCACAACCCCATGACCATGCAAGTGCCATGTCATCATAGTGTGTCTTAGCAAGAGAGTTAATCTCTGCAATTACTTCATTGTTACTTATCATTTAGTTACCTCCAATAACAAAAGCGGTGATGATTGCTATTGCAACACCAACAAAGGCACCGATTGGGCCCATGTAATCGTATTCATCTAATAAATCAATCATGTATGTAAAAGGGTTCATTAGTTTTCTTCTTTCTCTAAAAGGTATTGGTTATTTAGGGGGCGAGAGTGACTAGCGAACATAGCCTCTATCTTAGCCTTATTCTTTTCACGCTCTATTGCGTAGCGAGCCTGTTGCTCTGCTCTTATTCTTTCTAGTGTGCTCATTTGTTAGCACCTTTCGTTAGTAGGGACATTGCTTGCGCTAGGCTTTCCTTGCGCTGGGCTTCTACATAAGCCTTGTATTCATCTAGTGTCATTTATCTGACCTTTCTTTATTTAATCTCTATACCTAGTATTCTAGCACCTACCACTGACAAATTAGCCTGTTTCTCGGGCGTGTCGGGAAAGTATTTTTGTGATTTGGGTCACATTGTTTTACCCTGTTATTTAATTGTATACCTGTAAGGGTATCATAAATACCGCTAAAAGTCAAGACGACACGCCGTATAGATGATGTGATCCTCATCACACGGGCCGGCACTTTTTTGTCAAGTCGACACGCTGATAAAAATGGTCATTGTTATTTATGACCATACAAATGTGACCTTTATCACTTGTGACCTACCTCACAATGTCCGTTTTGGTAGTATTTGTACCCCTCAATTTGTCAGACCCCCATGCTACACTTACAGTATAAAGAAAAACAAGGGTAAAGAAATCCCTTAAAGAAAGGTAGGTCAAAATGACTACACTAACAATAACAAAATGCGTTGAGCATAATCCTATGAAATCTGCTATCTCCGAAATCGGTGATGAGCAATTTACCTTCTGCCAAAATTGTGAGCAGAACATTGAGCGTTGGTATAACGATACTGACCCTGAGCGTCTACCTATGTGGACAGATTGGAAGGTGTCAGCATGAACGACACTATGCAATTCATAGATGAGCAAGGCTTATGCGCTATGGATAACATCTGCGCTTTTTGCATAACACTATTTGACGGGTGGAATAGATTTTGCCCAGCGTGTAAGGACTACAAGGGCGTTATGTCTCTCCCTGATTTTATCAACACTTATGGAAAGGAAGGACTTACAAGATGAGTACTTTTGTTAATCTCCCCTCAGTTTGTGGGGCTACATCTGCAAGCGTAGATGTCTATGACTTAGACCTTAACCCTCATGGGGTTATCTGTTGCGATAACTGCAAGTCTATCGTGTTATGCCGTAAGGCTTGGGATTTTTTATACAAGAAAGGAGAATAACTAAATGGCTATTTTTAATTTTGAGTTATTCGTTGATGTCGAAGCAGATGATTTTGAGTCTGCCTATTCATGGCTAAAGGCTATGCCCCTTGAGAGACAATTAGACTTTCATGTCATTGACTATCGAGAGGTTGAGGTTGAGTAATGAAAACACTTCAAGAAAAACTTGATGCAGTTGCGTTAGAGTTAGAACCAATACTTTGGGATTTACTAAATGAAATTGAGGAAAATAAATGAGTAACTTTTTTATAAGTGGAAACGCATTGTTTTGGTTTTCTTTTATTTGTTTATTTTATGGACTTTACTCTTTTGTAAAAGAATAAAATAAAAAAGGATCGCAGAAATAAAAACTCTGCGATTTTTTGCCGGCCCCTAAAAAGTTATCCACAGGGTGTGCATAAGTAATGTGATAAGAAACACACTTTTATTTCCCCAATTTACGGCGTGTCGATTTGCTTTTTTGAGATTTCTTTGCTATACTTCTAGGTATAACAATTAAATAATGACTAATTAAGCAATGAGCCTTAGCAAATAAATGTGACGAGTATCACAGTGAGCCTAAGCAAATAAGTGCCCAATTTGTCAGTGCCCCCTGTTATACTTACTTATACAAACAAACGAAAGGTAGTCAAAATGACTTACACTGTAAAACTAGAAACCTTTAATGGTTCTGTAAAGAAAATCGACCTTGCCTCAAAAGGTGCGGTTGCTCAATTCATCTCAACATACCCAACACAATTACCTGTTGGCGTGTCTGTTAAAGTCGCTTGCGACACTCTCGGAATTAGTGGTGTCCTTCGTGGCACTCTTACACCTACAAACCCAAACTAAGAATAGGAAAACTAACAATGGTACAAATCGAACACAATCTAAAATTCATCACTGAGGTAGACGAAACTCATCCAATCGGAATGCGCCTGCTTGCACTAGAAAAAGAAATGCAAATTGCAATGCTTGAAGGAATGCTAAAAGAATTAGTAGGCAGTAAACTCGGTCCTGTCCTTGATGAAATAAATTCGGGTGGGTCCTATGCAATTCTAAAGGTGGCAGAATAATGAACGGGGTAAAACTTTCAGTCCGTAACATTAGCGGACAAATTTCTTATCCTGCTTATGAGGCTCACTCAATTGAAAAGGTTATTGAAATTGTAAATAGTACATGGCGTTTAGATAATGTCGCAGATGTAGAGAAAGTGGAGATTTACTAAATGATGACTCGCAAAGACTACATTGAAACTGCAAACATTCTAAATAAATTTGCAGACACAATCGACTCACACACTTTTCAAGATTTAATTTTTGAATTTAGCGAATGGTTCGCTTCAGACAATCCAAGATTTGATGAAAATAAATTTTGGGATGCTTGCGTTAAAGAATTGGAAATGGCATAATGAAAAAACTAATTTCAATAATTGTTGGACTATTTTTAATTTCAACTCTATCTGCTTGTTCTTCATTGTTAGCAGACACAGACTCATGCCCCGAGGGATACTATAAAAGCAACGGAGGTAAGTGTTTAGAATGGGGACTTGATGAATGGGTGGCTGATGAGCCCGTTGATACATCTTGGATTCCTAGTGATTTTAATGGTTATGCAGGAGACGACAACATTGCTTGGAGATGGGCAACCAAAGAATTTGACTGCGACTATGGCGATGCATGTTGGTCTGTACTTGTAATAACAAGAGATGGATGCCCAAATGGAATGTATGCAGAAATTGCCATTTTTGATAAAAACGATATTCAAATTGGCTATACAAATGAGTTAACAACTTATGTAAGTCCAAAACAAAAAGTACGACTTGGTTTTGATACTTTTGATGACAATGCTAGAACTGCTTCAATAACAGAAATTAATTGTCGTTAACTATTAACAAAATCCTGAGCAAGATCTAAAACTGCTCAAAGATTTGCCGGCCCGTTTTCCACAGGTCAGACCAAGTTATCCACAGGTCATTTAAGATGTGAGATTAAACACACCTATTGAGCGTCTCACTATTTAAGATTACTCAAAAGTAACTTGAGATTTTTTGTCTAATAGGCTAGACTTACATAGTAAGAAAAAATAAATAAAAGAAAGTCTATTCGCTTACGGCGTGTCTAACCGAAAATGTCAGACCCCCATGATAGGATAGAATTATCAACAAAAAGAAAGAGGTTGGCAAATGTCAGCAAATGTCTACACAATAGAAAACCTACTTGTAGGAAAAACTTATAAGTCCCGTACACTTACGGGAGAAATTATCTCAGCAGAAAAGTCTGATGTCTGGTACGCCGATTGCGAGTCTTATCGTGTTCAGGTACGCCCTCACTATCCCTCAGTATTTAATCTAAAAGATACATACCGCATACTTGCAGTAAAGATTGGAGACTAATAAAATGAATAATTGGAATTGCTATGATTGCTATGATGAGGGTGTACTCTTTTGGGGCAATGGTCATGGAGAATTTGACTCAGAATTTTGTGAGTGCAACAAGGGCGTGTCTCTTGAAAATGAATACTCAACATGGTATGCTGAAACAGTAATGAACGAATTTTATAAGGAGAATGCATAATGAACGAATACCTATACTCAGTAACTACCACTAACGATAGTGAGACTAAGCCTAATTGGATTGGTCGCTACTCAGATGCTTTATCTGCCGTTGAAGTTTATCAACGATTTGTAGACCACGGATTTGCTAACGAATACCGAACAGTTAATCTGTCAGAGCCGTCAGGCAAAATGCATACAAAGATTTTGTATCGCTCAGGAATTGTAGGGGGTAAGTAAATGGGAAGTAATTTTGCACAAGACTTAGCAGAAAACATTGACATAAGCCTTGAACAGGCTATCGGTTATCACTTACAAGGTAATCACTATCCACCAGTACCACTAAGCATGGTTAAGCCTTGCATTGAAGCGCTAGATGCGGCTCGTGAATTAGATGCAATGCGCCAGATTGAGATGCCTGAAGGCGTATTCTATAAGGGCAAGACTACCGCACCAGCATGGGCTATCATTGAACAACACCACTTAGATGCATGGTTGCCACAAGATGAAAACGAATACTATGGTGAAGATGCAGGCTATGAACTAGGGTTAGGGTTAGAATAATGTCTGATACAATGGTAAACATGGAATTGATCCACGCAGATAACTTAACACCAGACCAAATAATGCTTGGCGATTTAATCAAAATTGACAATGACATTGTTGAAGTAATTTTTGTTGAATCTGATTCAACAGGAGATAACTATGACATACAAACACAAAATGAATTTGGTGAAAAAGAATTTACTCAGTATGCTTATACTGATTTGATTCCATTGTATGTTTTTATTCAAGAAGAATAACTAAAAGTATTTTTATGCACTTCCCCGCATAAAAATGCCGGCGTGTCGATTTGACATTTTTATACCATTTATGCTAAGATTAGTTTATGACAACAAAAAAAAGCCCCGAGGAATTACGCAGACTTATGGAATTACGCCGTAGTAATGCAGCCTCTGCCGTACCCAATAAAAAGAAATATGACAGAAAAAAATGTCAGTCCCTTATGTTAGAATTAAAGAAAGAAAGAGGCCCTAATGACTAAACTACTACGCTCAAAAGATAGAAAGGTGGCTAACCTTGTCACACCCAACGGAAAGCAAGCAAGCATTGCCAATACATTCGGATTACCCGCAGGAAAGGCTTATTCATGTCCTGGCGCAACGACTGTCTGCGAAAGTGTTTGCTACGCAGGCAAATTGGAAAAGGTCTTTCCAACAGTAAAGAAAAACCTATTGCACAATTGGTCATTGCTTAAAGACGCAGACGGTGAAGCCATGGTGCGCTTACTTAATGAGATGATCACAGAATTCAAGAGTGATTGTGTAAAGCGTAATGCCCCTATGCTATTCCGTATCCACTGGGACGGAGATTTCTTCAATGATACTTATGCATATGCATGGAAAATAGTTATTGATAAGCATGAGGATGTTCAATTCTGGGTTTATACTCGTGTAAAGTCTGCAGCGCTTATTCTTAAGGATGTATCTAATTTATCATTGTATTTTTCTGCTGATAGTGAGAATGTTAAAACTGCTGTTGATCTAAAAATTAACAGTGGCGTACGCATGGCATACCTTGCTAAGAATTTTGCTATTGGTCAAGCCGATGTAAAAGAAATGATAGGACGACCTGCTGCTAAGTGTCCTGAGAATAATAAACAAATTCCACTTATCTCAACAAATGGAAGCGCTTGCGTTTCTTGCTCACTTTGTGTATACTCTAAGAGTGACATAATTTTTTCTGCAACTAAGAAATGAGACGAGATGAGTTCAACACAAATTATATTTTTATTTTTCTTTCTTACTCTTGTATTTTTCTATCAATGAAAAATGCAGGGGCCGGCGCAAAATATTTGATTTGTCAAGTTGCGACACGCATTTAAGATGTGATTAAGCACACACCACAAAACCTCCCCAAAATTGGCATTTCTGACATTTTTCTGCTAAAATTATACTATAAGCAATTAACCCCCACAACGAAAGGCAAGACCCAATGACACTACATGGATACACCTACCAAATCGGTGATTTATTCACAACAAGCAAAACAGGCGTTACAGGTCGTATCGCAGGTTTCTCACCAATCAGTAATAAGGTTACTAGAGTTAGCCTAGTCCTAGCAAACGGCTCTCGTCGCTTGGCTATGGTCAAGACATCTAAGTAATCTCACATTGTGAGAAATGTCAGGTTTCGATTTGACATTTTTATCCCCAAAATGTTATACTTAGGTATAACGAAATAACAACCCTCTAACAGAAAAGGAAATAAACAAATGGCAGTAGCAACAGCAACTTACAAGGTAGGCGATACTTTCACTACACAGAAGTCAAAGGTCACAGGAGTAATCACAGAGATTAACCCACAGGCTAACGGAAATGTTCGTGTAAAGTTAGATGTCAATGGACAGGCTCGCTATACAACTTGGACGGCTAAGTAATCTAATTACTAATTCCTGAGCAAGAATAAAAACTGCTCAACTCAACCCCCTAACAGAAAAGGAACAGACCCAATGGCACGACAAAAAGCAATTAGCGTAAAAATCGCAACACCAAAGGTAATCAAGGCACTAGAAACTCGTCTTGCAAAGTTGCAATCAGACTACGCATCACAAGAAGCCAACGAAGCAAAGCACGAAAAGGCTTTGGAGAAGTGGCGCAAAGAAGTAGCAAAGTTCGCTATGGCTAATTTCGCTAAGGCAGAAAACTTCCGCACAAACTATCGCTCATGGAACAAGACACTTAATGTTGATTTCGATTTAACAGTTAGTGAAGCAGACTTTCCTAGAGAGCCTGAGAAGGACTACGAAGTTCTCCACCGCCACTCATACAATGAGATGAAAGAGGAATTGGAAAACGCAATTCGTATTCTAAAGATGACAGATGAGGAAACAGTAAGCACAAGCACTTACAATGCTATTGCTCGTTATCTCTAAATAAATCAACACGCCCCAAAGAAATGCGTGTATAAATAAATAGATTGGGACAACCTGAGCAAGTTGTGAAACTGCTCACCCCAACTAACTTAAGGAATAAAATGTCACAAAACAAAAACTCAGTAAAGCACTTGGCTTCACTAACAGAACACCTACAACCAAACGAAAACATCATTTCTTCGATCTTTGGTGTCTATGAGACAAAGCGTATGGGAGATAAAACAATTAGAAATGGAGTCTTTGCTCTTACAGAAACAAGACTGCTATTCTTTGCAAAGAAGATGTTTGGTTATGATTTAGAATCGTTTAAGTTTGACAAGATTAGTTCTATTGAACGCTCAAAGGGTGCCCTTGGTCACTCTATAACAGTTTACACATCTGGAAACGAAGTTCATGTTAAGTGGATTAACGATGGAGACTTTGTTGATTTCATGGATAACTTTGACGTTGCCCTTGAAAATAAGGTCTTGGTGTCATAAACTATGGTTAAGTTCGCTGCATTCATATTTTTACTTTTAACATCAATCATATGGGTGCCCGTACTTTTTGTATTACTTGCTCTAATTTTTTAGACAGTATTCGCCAGGCTGATTAGGGCGATAATAGAAATACTATAGAGCCAGATCACACCATCTGTAAGAAGTGTAACTACCTGAGTATGTATCAAAACTGCTCCCCGAAAGGGTCCTTGACAAATGTCAGTGGTACCCAGTATAATTAAATTAACCAACTAACAGAAAGAGGCCCCCATGGACCAAATAACAGTAACAGAAGAACCAAAGCACTACATGACACGAGAGTTTTTAGAAACAACTCTTGCACAAAACAAAGAACGCATTGCCAATCTTGAATCACACATTCAAACCGTAACACAACGTTCATACGGCGAGGCTGCAGAGCGCAACCGTATGCGTAACGAAATGCAAGAGTGGACCTTGGAAGCGCTAGAGAGTGGCACTTTTGATGAAAGTACCGCACAAGAGATTGCAGACATTTGCGGCTTTGAATTAACAAAAGAATTTGAATTGGAAGTTACAGTTCTTTATTCAATTACAGTCAATGCTCGTGATGAAGAGAGTGCACAAAATTCAATTCACGATATTGATTTCGATACTGTTCAATATGACTCAGATAATATTTCTTGGTTATCATCCAGTGTTGATAGAATAGATATTTAGTAGGGGGCTACTAATAAACCTGAGCATGTTTTTAAACTGCTCCTCTATGCCCTCAAAAATTTTCCGGCACTAAAACTTTCATTTGTCAAGTCGACACACCATGTGATTAAGATCACTTTAAGAAATGTCCGATTTGTCCTTGTTTAACTATCCCGATTTGCATTTGTCAGCCCTCCCGTGTATACTTAGATTAACAACAACAAAAAGGAGAAAACTCATGGCACATGAACTAGAATCACAAAATGGTAAGGCTTCATTCGCTTCATTTCGTGAACCTGCTTGGCATGGATTGGGTACCGTATTCACAGAAGAAAAAACAACAAAAGAAATGTTAGATTTGGCTAATCTTTCTAATTGGAATGTTCGTCTGGAAGATTTGGAAACCCCATCACATTTAACAAGTGACAAAAACTATCAGTACGTTTTGCGTACTAACCCTACTGATAACACACAGACCGACATTCTTGGTGTCGTTGGTGAGCGCTATCATGTAATGCAGAATGAAGATTTATTCTCATTCGGTGATAACATTCTAGACGGCGGAGGTCGTTGGGAAACGGCTGGCTCAATCAAGGGTGGTCGTGTCGTATTCGGTGCATTAGCACTAGAGCGTGAAACTGTCCTAGACCCTAACGGTGTTGCGGATAAGGTAAAGACTTATTTACTTATCAACACATCACATGACGGCTCAATCGCTATTCAAGCAAGCATTACACCTGTTCGTGTTGTGTGCGCTAACACTCTTAACCTTGCACTAAACACAACTAAGAAAAAGAATGGTGTCAAGCAATCTTTCAAGATTCGCCACACTCAGACCGCTTCTGGTAAGGTTGCCGTTGCTCGTGAGACTCTTGGTCTTGCTCATAAGTACATGGACTCATTTGATGTTATGGCTAACGCTATGATTCAGAAAGAAATCACAGCGCAAGATTTCAATAACATCATTCTTGCTGCATACCCTAAGCCTGAAAAAGATTCTAAGGGTGCTTTCAAGAAATGGGAAAATAAGGTTGATGTTATCAATGACATCTACACAGGCGAGTTTAATGGTATGATTGCTGGTAATGCTTGGGGTGCTTTCAATGCACTAACTGAGCGCCTTGATTGGTATCGTTCTGCTCGTGGTGGTTCTAACGAATCTATCCTTGCAAGCGCAAGTGGTTTTGACCCTGCAATTAACGCAGAAAAAAATCGTTTGCTAAAAGTTGTGCAAAATGTTTTGCAGATTGCATAATTAAAAAAATTCCTGAGCAAGAATTAAAACTGCTCTCCATAACTGGAGCGTTAGCATAGTTGGTTAATGCGCTACCCTGTCACGGTAGAGATCACGGGTTCAAGTCCCGTACGCTTCGCAAAAGTGGCCGGCAGGACAAATAGTACAAATCGGACATACAAAAATGTCAATCTTAAATTAAATTACGAAGAACTAAAAAAACCCCCAGAAAAATGTCAAACTTAAAAATCTTTACGATACTTGACATTTATCCCCCAAACCCCTATAATTAGTATATGACCCAAACAATGAGAACGATTGACGAATTAGTCAATGAGATGTATATGGACAATGAGCCACATCTCGAATACATGGAAAATATGAACGGTGGGGATTGTGATTGTGCAATTCACACTACCTTGAATACAATAGTCAAATACTGGTGGGATGAGGAGAACTGATGTTAGGTTATGAGAGAGATGATTTAGATAACATGGTTCTTGCTATTGATTCTGCTTTAACTACCGTGAATCCTGACGATGACCCCTGGTTACACAGAAACCTAACACAAGCCTCAGACTTCTTGTCAGGGCTATGGGCAGAAGGGTACTTTGACTAATGTGGACTAAGTATGATTATCTATGTACAGACTGTGATGCTCTTATAGAGATTACTGCTTGTGCTGATAAGGTTCTTGATCCCGCCTGCATTTGCGGGGGATTAGGAATAGTTATCCTATTATCACAGGGAGATGGAGCAGGACCTCTCCTGGAGCCTGTGACGAAGGTCACACCACGAGAAGTTGTAAAAATCAACACGAACCCTTATAATTAATATATGGACCTAAACACATTAAGAGAGTATATTAAAATTCACATACTGTCCCTTGAACAGGACTTGGCCAATGAGGACGGGGCTGATAGTATCTGCTCCTACCTAGAAGGCGCTATCGATGTATCAAACCACTATTTGTCAGTGCTAGAGGGTAGAATATAACTATGGAAACAACACAACTAGAACCAAGACTACAACGCATGGTAGACGCAGGTCTATCAGGTACAGACATCTTGCATGGGGAACTTAAGAACCTTATGCTTATTGCTGAGCAGGAACTCACAGAGATTGCAACTGAGGAAGAAGAAGGTGGCTACTCAGACGCTATGCTATCTATGCAACGCACAGAGGCAGAGGGCAGACTAGACGCACTTGTAGATGTCTATGCTCTTACATACCAACTAGCATTTGCTATTAGTGAAAGGACTAAGAATGCCTAAGTGTTTAGACTGTGGTAACACAACAAGGTTTTGGTATCAGGAACTTGGTAACAAACTTGGTATCTATAACGAGGACGGCTCTCTTGAAGATGTAGAGGATGATTACTACGATGAGGTAGAGGGTGGCACATGTGCTGAGTGTGACTCTACTAATATCGAAGGGAAGTTGTAATGTCAACTAATTTTATCGAACTTACCTTTGATGATTGGTGTGAGCAATACAAGCCAATCAAGAATCATATAGATACAAATGCTTCCTTTGACGGAGAGATGTTTGAGACCTATGGTGATGAGGTTGAGTTTGTTAAGTCTCAGTCCCCTGAAAATATCTGGATGTATGGAGACGGTGACGACGGTGCCTCTTACCTGTGGAATGGCTGGGGATTTGTTAATCGAATAGGATACTTTATCACTGAGGTACCCTGCCCACCTGATACGACCATTCAGGTCTTGGTCAGTCATAACTGGTACTACTGTGAAAACTGCGGTACTGAGATGGAGGACCCTGATAATCTTATTAGAGATGCCTTTGATGAGGCAGACTTGCAAAAGTGCCCCCAATGTGCTACACTTGATGAAATAACCCAAATGAAGGAGACCCAATGAGAACAGAAATAGACAACTTAATCCCAGCAGGATACTTTTCAGTAGACTCAGGACAAGCAATGGTAGGCGACCCGTGCTACCTTGACCAATGGAAAACAGATGAAGGCTTAGAGTGGGACTTACAGGGCAAGATAGGTCAATACTCCTATCAAGGCGCTAGTGCTACTACAATTGAAAACTCATACGGAGAACTAGGAATAGGTTCTGCCGTAGTATTTAACACAGGCTATGGTGACGGATACTATCCTGTCTTTGTTCAGATGAACGAGGACGGACGAGTTAGCAAGGTAGTTATTGATTTCGAAGGTGAGATTAAATAATGTCAGAATTTAAAGTAGAAGTTATCTTTGAGCCAACAGGCGATTACATGACATTTAGATATGAAGCAGAGGCAGAAGATGAAGAAGCACTGCTCAATGAAGTACTAAGCCAACTATCAATCGTATCTTTTAAGGAGCAAGACTAGTGGAAATCATTTTAGGAGCACTATTTATAATGTGGTTTTTGGGAGCACTAACAGGCTCTTGGACCAACGAACCGAAACTATAAGGAGAAAACCATGGGAGCAAGGATCAACTTTGTATTTAAAGACGTTGAGGATGAAGCACACGTAGTCCTATATAGCCACTGGGGTGAGACCGAATGGCAGCGGGACCTAGCAATGGCGCTGCAGCATTCAAAGCCTAGGTGGAAAGACTATGCCTACTTTACCCGCATGATGATTAGTTATCTTATTCAAGACTCCGTGCTGGAGGAGACAGGGTTTGGTATTTATGCTATTACTGGTACCAACTTTGAATTAGGCGAGACCACTGTCGTTATCGATATCGCTAAAGAGACTGTCTATGAGGCAGGCAAGGACCTACAGGTCGACTGGCAGTTATTTATTAATGCATATCTACCAAGTTTAGTTGAGACAATCTAGGTATTGGGTCACCTAGATTATCGGGTGGAAGGGGCAGGCGTGGGGCTTGCTCTTTCCCCCACTTTTTGATACAATAGATACAAGGGAGAACTATGCGTATAAGCAGACGAGTCACAGAGGAAGAAAAGGTTGCCAACAAAATTGGTAACATAGTTGCTGACCTCAGAGTTGATTTGGAATTGGTCGGGGAATACCTAGCAAAATCTCAGCCCTATGTAGTGTATAATAGATTACAGACAATAGCAGAGTCAGCCAAAGAAACTAGGGAAGGTACAAATTATGCTCACAACAACTTTTGATAACAAGGCTTTAATCTTGGGTCAGGTATGGATGCAACATAAGACCGATGACGAAATGGCAGATTTCTTTGAGTACAATGACCTTGGTATTCCACTTGCTTTTGCTTATGCCGAGGGTATCATCAATTATACAGAGACACTTGCTAGATACGTAACAGAAACATTTGATTTATTGCTAGAGGCATTAGACATTGAGGATGCAGGGTTTGACGACTTGCAAGATTTGTGGGATGCATTAGAAGCAATCAATGAACATAATGACACCAACCCTACAAACCCTCTCTGAGGGCGGGGCCGGAAACTCTTTTGTAACAAACCATCAAACCTTATTTCCAAAAGACATTACGATCCAAACCATAATTTCCCCAAACCAGGACATTACGAACCCTAAAAACTTTCCCCCAGCAGAACTTATACCATAGTTTGTAAGGTTTGTCAAACCTTTTATATGGTGTTATAATGAATATATGAGTCCAAGAAGCCACTTTGCAGATTATGCTAAAAGAGATCCTAAAGGATACCAAACCTTTACAGATAATATGTGGAACTCCTTTGTTACTATTACCCATAAGATTGGTTTGTCTCCTTTCTTTTCATTCACCCCCGATTTTTTAGACGGGTTAGATGCTAAAGCAATCGGAAAGCAACTGGGCAATGTTTATAATCAAACGATGACTGATAATCCTGTTACTGGTACCTTCGCCGTCGGCGAAATCCCAGGGGATAAAGACCAAACCCCATAACAAATAACCCCTATAGAATAACAAACCTTTTCTCCTGGTTTTCTATAAATTTCATATTGGTTTTATAAAATAACATTACGATTATGGCAAATTTCTCCCTGGTTTTGGGAGATTTTTTTTGCATAAAATGGGCTTGACAAACCATCGTTTACGATGTATAATGCCCAAACCATGCATATTAAGGTTTGACAGATATGAAGGTTTGTGATACAATCCCGCTTCGAAGGTTTGGGGATAGGAAGGTTTGAGGTTTGGGATTACGAACGCCCCTTATAAAAGCGCTCCCTACTCCACTATCCTCCACTTCACTCCACTTCTAGACTATCTAATTAAATTATCAGTAACATTTATCTGTGGATAACATGTGGATAACTATGACATTTTTAGTCTATTGTCCTGTGGATAACCATCATTGACAAACCACATTTGAGGGTATATACTTAAGATATAACTACAACAAAGGGATCAAAATGAAGTTAGACTATACAGAAAATGTAGTATACATTAAAGCAAACCTTGAAGAAGAAATGTCAAAATTAGATGAAACACAATTAGATGCCTATCGTAGAGATACTATTCACAGCATAATGAGAGATGCTCATGAAAGAATTATTGATGTTGAGACAGCAAGATACTTAATGGCTGCTGTGTATCCAGGGTTCTTTGAAAAACCACAAAAGTTTAGAAATGATTATTTGGGACTTGACCTACTAACCAGAGTCTATACATGGTGGAAACAATGATACTAGTCTGTGGATAACTGCTATAATTAAACCATGAAACCTTTTCTCATTATAATGCTTGGCCTGTTCATATTTCTTAACTGGATGGCCTACCTACAAACGCAAAGGATGGGTGGATAATGCTAAACATCCTATGCTTTGACTGTGGCGGTATGTATCAACTACCTTATGGGGTATCAAACCCTACATCCAAGTGTCCAAAATGCGACGGCAAATAAAGATTACGATAGGTCCTTTATAGCCCTATTGACCATACGGATCAAACCTTTTCTGGTTATCTTCGACGCATCAAATGTCTCCGTATAGCCCCCTTGTGGCATATCTGCCTTATCCAGGAAATAACCATGCTTAGAAGTAAGGGTTTGTACTACTAGGGATTCTACTGCTCTCGCTTTATCCCGTTCGGAAAATGCCCAATACTTAATCAGTATCCAACCCTTGGTCCTATGGGCTGCAAACCTTCTACCAGACACATCTGATATCCCTATTTTGACAGCCTTATACACAGGGCTGTATAGTATATATAATAGGGTCATAGGTCTATTATACTTGACATCCCCCGTTTTTTTTGAGACAATAGGGATATGAATAAAAAAGCACAATCTCCTACAAAAGTGGAGATCAATAAAAAAACAGGTAAGTGGCGCTTCTTAGACATAGAGTTGGGTGTGTACTCTTCACAGGAGTGGGATACTAGGAATGAGGCATTCAAGATGTCTGATAAATATCGTAGAAAGCATGAGATCAAATGAAACCTTTAACAGATAGACAAGTGGCCAGCCGATTCTGGAAAATGATCATAATTAACTGCACCCATGAATTTGAATGGTCATTGCAGTGTGGGGAGATAGCCTGTGGCAAGTGCTATGTAACCTATGATGAATATAAAAGAAAGTATGAGAATGTCTAGCCTAGATGAATTCATGAAGGACCCTTGGAAAAGGTTTAACGAAATGCGTAATACACCACACGAATGTGATTACGATTACAGGATAGACTCCTCTGGCACTATGTTCTTTGAGATATGTAAACTATGCCTTGACACTAAAGGTGTAATTGAGATGGATGACCATGACTAAATGTTATGCTAAAAAAAATAATGGCAAGACCTGCTTTGCAAAGGTAACCGACCATACACATTTCTGCCATATCCACGATCCTAACGGAAAGTTCAGACAACAACTAAAGCGTAAAGGAATGGGAAAAGACTATGTTGCTAGGTGTGAACATACTTGGTATATGAGAGAGCATGGGATTACCTGTACAAGATGCCTAATGATTTGGGAGAGTGATGAGGATAATAGTCTGTCCGATTTGTAAGAAGGAGTGGGATCTTAGATGGGGTGTCTTTGGACATGACTCCCTTGCTAGGCATATGAAGGCTGCTCACCAATAGTGCCCGTTTAGGGCATAAGAAGGTTTATAACTTCTATTTTGCGCCGAACTTTAAAAACTATTTTTTCGCCGAACCTGCAGGTGGCGTTGTTCTTGTAAACATTTGTAGCGAAACACGCAGACTTCCTTCGCTCACTGGAGTTGTATAGTGTTTTTCATTGTCATCGTTATACACCAAAAGGCCTTGAGACGGAACTAACACCTTCCACTTGTTATCATTTTTGTCTAGATAGTTAAAAGTTCCACCATCTTCAAGTGACCATTTAGGGTTGATGTAAGATGTAAAAACCTTTCTATCTGTTTCAGCAAAGCCATCGCTATGAAGAGGAATATATGCACCTGGTGTCCACAAAAAAACCATTATCTGTAGAGCGTCATTCATGCTTACAATGTCTAACCGTACAAACTCTTCTTTTAGTTTTTTAACAATCTCATCAGGTGGAAAATAAATTATAACTGGTCTGCTATCTTTGACAATCTTAGGATCCCAAGAGGCGTTGGTCTTTGTTACAATTGGCTTTGGAAAACCAAGTGGGTGTGCACCCTGTATTCCATAATAGTAAGAAGTAGCCCAATTAAATATATCTGAGCACAACTCTTTACTTAGCCCACTCTCAAATATTTTCATATAGCGAGTATAGCACAGGGTATGCTATTATAGACTTATGGAACCATACAAGCCAAACACTAAGATTAAGAATCCAACCTACGAGTACTCCATCGTAACAGTTCCTAGGACAGGTTCTCACTATCTTCAAGATAGAATTGAGCAACACACAGGGGTATATGTTAGGAAATATCATGACCTACAAGATAACAAAATGATAACGATAGTAAGAGATCCAATAGACTTCCTGTCTTCTTATGTGGCTATGGAGTCTCTATACTATGAAGGAAGACTTGATAAGTTTTTGGCCGACCCTGATCAGTACTGCTTTGGTGACTGGTTTGCTCAAGATGATATAAGCATTATTGACAATTTTCACATTATAATCAAGTATGAGTCTTTGACAGATTCACCGCTTGAAACCATAACAAAGGTGGCAGAGAAAATGTCACTTGACATAATTGAAACCAGGTACAAGAGCAATGTCACCGACATGCCATACAGGAAGTATGTGGCATCTAGCAAGAACCTAAAAGATTATGAAAGAATAAGGAAGATAATAGAGCAACAGGACCTCACAAGGACATATGAAATTTACAATAAGTTCTTAGAGAAGGCTATATAAATTATGATACAATTGCCAAATGCACAAATTGGAATCTTCATATACTAAGTTTATGGGCTACAGAGTAGCCTGCAATGGGTGTGACCAACTATATTTTAAGCCTAATGATGAGCCATTTGTCTGCACTACCTGCTCTGAGGGTTAATGGTATAATAGTTATATGGCATACATGATAAATAATAAGTCCGTTGGAAATGATCCTTTGTCAATCGAAAGAACTGAGGCATATCATAAATTTTTAAATAGATTAGGCAACTCCAAAGATAATATTATAACCATTCCTAACTTCTTAACACAAGAAGAAATATCCTATCTTATGGACGGCCTAGAAGAAAGACACTCACATCGTTTTGTTTCTCAAAAAGGTCCTAACGGAGAGCCATTAACTTACATGCATAAGTATGATGGTCTGCCTGATATCTACAATATTATAAGTAGAGTTAAAAATGAAATAATAAAGGCATACAAAATAGAAGATATCAAAATAGTAGAAAAAGAAGACTTCCTAGGTGTTGTTCACTGGGAGACTGGATCTTACTTAAATGTTCATGTAGACGATCTTGGTTATGTAACAGAAAACCATTTGCCAATTATTATTTATTTAAATGATAACTATGAGGGTGGAGAGATTAAGTTTGAAACACATGATCTTTCTATTAAGCCTAATACTGGTGATTTAGTTGTATTCCCTGGAAATATGCATTATGCTCATGAGGTTACAAAAGTTTTATCTGGCGATAGATACACATTACCTATTTGGTTTACGGTAGTTGAGTAATGACAGAACCTACAAAAAAAAGAAAACTACTAGATGGTTCTGAAGTTAATGATTATGACTATCCAATTGATCTAATCTTGCATACAAAAGCACCAGCCAAATGGAAGTTGATTGACCTTGAAACAGGCCAAGAGTATCTTGGCTCAGACATATCACATGAAAATTTTGCAGAACTATTAAGAAGCAAGGTATCTTATTCAAAAATAGGTTCTTGGTTTAAGACTAAAGGAAGAGTGACTAATAATGGAAAATAAGAATAAGCCTATAACATTTCACTGGATGTGGAGAAGACACTGGCAGATAAATGACAGCATTGAAAACCTAGACCTTAAGGGAATTCTTGGTATGGCACAAGAACTAGATAATGCTAATGTAAAGTCTGTATTGCTTCCATATGGACCAGGAGGTATTGATTTTTCATTAGTAATAAAAGAGGCATTAGAAAAAACAAATCAACTAATAATGACAATCGCTTTACCAGCATATGGCGTAAGCCCAGATTATGCTGCAAAGATTCTTGAAACCTTAAATCGTTTTGCTCCTGGAAGAATTGGTGTAAACATGGTTGCTGGAAGATGGGGAGACGAAGGCAATGGTCATTCTGAAAAGTTGGTAATCGATCACTATATGCACGATCCTTCATTGATTGACACCCTTGAAAAAAGAGTTGCCATATCTGAAGTTTGGATGGACAAGGTAATGGCTTTAATGGAAAACCATCAGCACAAAACACACATGGCAGTCGTTGGCTCATCAGATACAACAATAAGAATAGCAAACAAGCATTGCGAATATATCTATGTTGATGATAATTTATTGTTTAAAGAACAGTTTAAAAAGATTGATCTAGATAAGGTGAAGCCAATAGTGATTATTGATCCACTTATTACGACACATCCAGACGATGAAAAGTATGTCAAGTATGATAAGAATGCTCCAGTTAGACAGCAGCATCATTTGATAAAAGGAAAATTAGTCGATGTTGTGGCACAAATAAGAAATCTATCTGAGAAATTTGGCATTTATGACTTTATGATTCATACTGATCAAGAAGATATTAGCAAGTTGTTAGACATGGTAAAAAACTTTAATGACATTGTGGTTCCTGAAGGAAATGTAATCGGCTACTCTGATCTAACAGTAAAAAACTTTAATAAAATTGGAGGGAGTCCTAGCAATATCAAGGTGTTTAATGATTACTTAAGCAAAGAGGAATGTGAACACATCATAGGACTTATAGAAAGTACAGAGACAAGCAATAATCGTCCTTTGCAGCCAGATAGTTCTGGAAATCCTGCAATATCTTTGTTGTATTACGACTCACTCACCTATTCAGAAAAATATATACCTGGTATTCAGGCTATACTAGAAAAAGAATTTGGTGTAAAACTAAAGCCAAGGAATTCTCGTTTTGCTCAATGGGTTCATAATAATAGTCAAACTATTCCAATAGATGATATGGGTCATAAAGACTCAAACCATTTAGCAGGATGGGTTTATCTAAATGATGACTACGATGGTGGAGGTTTGTCTTTTATTAATCAGGGATTATCACTTAAGCCAAAGGCTGGTGATCTGATTCTGTACCCTGGAAATCCTCACTATTGGTATCATGTAGGACCAGCAAATGGTTCGAGATACATTATGCCAATATGGTTTGATTTTGTATAATGGTATAATAATTAAATGGAAAAGTCTAAGTGTTTTTTTTGTAACAAGGATGCTACACATTACGATATAGTGGTAAACCATGAAGATTTTATCGTTGCAGATGTGTGTATGACCCATTTGTCTATGGGGTTAGTATCCTAGTATGAATTTACCCAAAATAGTTGCTTACCCAAGGTCTGGTACTCACTATCTTCAAAACCTAATACTTGCACACTCTTCTCAAAAAATAACATTTAGCCACTATGCAGTTCCTGAAAATATTTTTATTGTGACTATTGTAAGAGATCCTTTTGATAGTATTCAATCTTTTATGGCAATGAGAAAGCACTATAATCCAGAAACATATAAGGAGACTGACTACCTAGACTACTATGTTGGACTGTATAAATATTTAGATCTAAATGCTAATATAATTATTGATTATAATGATCTAATCAATTTTCCCGAAGAAACAACAAAAACGATATGTGATTTAATTGGTTTTGAAAAAAACATATCCGACTACGATGTTCTTGGTGACAACAAAGACATAGAATATTTAGTGTCTAGCAAAAAGGTTAAAGAATATAATGAAGAATATTTTAAAATAGAAGACATGTCAAACTGCTATAATGAGTACAACAAACTTTTATCTAAAGTAAACAGAGTGAGGAACTAGGACCATGGTACAAATTACAAAAAATATCTTAGACTTTTATGAAGATAATGAAACCAATCACTACTACTTAAAAAAATATTTTACAAACACTCTTGAGATTGGCTATTACCCTCCATATGCAACAAATGTTGTTCTAAATAAGTCAAACGGAGAGTCTTTTTTGCCGACTGTAGATGAACAGAATACATACGAAATTAATGGACTTGGCATGCGTGGAGAAGTGTATCCTGATGCCGATATTTTAGCCTCTGGTTGTTCCATCACATTTGGCATTGGTGTCCCAGAAGATGGAAGATGGACAAATATTTTAAGCAAAAAGATGAATAGAGAAGTAATGAACCTAGGAAATCCTGGAAATTCTGTATCAACTGTATGTGAAAATGTTATTCGTTACTGTATGAATAACAAAATGCCAAAAGAAATTTTTTGTTTGATGCCAGATTTTTTTAGAAGTATGGTTGTTGTAGACAAAGAATTTTATAAGTCAGGAGTAAAAAGAGAAAACGTTGGTGTAAGTGATTATTTAGAATTGATGTTTTGTAATCCTGTAGTTAAAACAGATAGCCGTGTTGTATATATGGAAACAAAAAATAAAGAAAACATAGAGGACGCAGTATCTCCGCATCAATTAATTTTAAATGCTGTAACCTCTATTTATGCTCTAGAGTCATTCTGCTTATCAAACAACATAAAACTATACTGGACAACATGGGATAGGGCAAGTTCTGAAATAATGTACCAACTATCGGACATTAAAGATTTTAAACTAAAGAACTTTGTTCCTTTTTACCCAAGACATGCGATAGGACACCTTCAGTATTTTCTAAAAAGAACTTGTTTTTCAGACCACAATTCTGATTTTAAGGATCATTTATGTTGGCATGATGGATCTGATTACTCTGTTATAAATTATAAAAAAGAACCTACGCATTGTCATCCAGGAATTCATTACCAAGAGCATGTGGCAGACTTTTTTTATGGCCTATACAGTCAAAATAATTCAATAGTTTGACTTATTTCTCAGTTTAAGGTATACTGGATATATGATTCAATGGATTGCTGACTATGCACACTGGGTGCTTGCCTGTATTGGCGTATCTGGTATTTATTTTGTTGGAAGAAAAACCCTATGGGGATGGTTTGTGCTATTATTTAATGAGTGCTTATGGATAGCGTATGCCTTAGTTACAGACCAGTACGGTTTTATCTTTGCAGCAGTAGCATACGGCGCTGTTTATATTAGATCATATCTTCACTGGAGGAGAGATGCTTAAGCATTACGATATACCCGATCCTTTCCAAACCTTTGTAGCCAAGAAGTATTCTAACGCTAAAGGCTATGTGCATGACTTCTTTACTGGGGAATGGTCTTATAGATGTTCTTGCTGCAAGGAAGATCTTTATGCTCCGTCCCGCAAAATTATGACAAAGATTCGTCTCTATCATACAAGGAATGAGTGCTTAGGTGGATACTAATCTATGCCTTGTTTGTTCATTAGACAGAGACTCAGAGTGGTTTTGGAATGCTCATCAAACAATGACTGATGGAAAGACATGGTGTGTTAATGCCAAGAGAGCCTAAGATTACGAAGATGGACTGGAGGTCCTTGGGCTATTGGCCAGTTTATAAGGATGGAAAGAAGGTGTGGGAAAAAGATGATAAATCATTCAACCAAGACAGAAAGAACTAAAATACTTCCATTACGATGGATAGGAAATATATGTGGAGAGTTTGCTGGTAATCATTTAGTTAAGGCTATTGATTTAGATGAGGCATTAGATAGTAATTTAGGATTTCGTTATAAATACCACGCAAAAATGTGGGTACTGCTTAATAAGCCTTATGAGCGTTGGGGAACATACTATATAATAGATACTGATAAATGGAAGAGCGAGATAGATCAAATGAGAATAGATATGTCAGATGAAGGATGGGATGACTATGACGCTTTTGGTAAGGCATATTGGGATAAAGATAAGGATAAAAAATGAGTATAGATGAAATGATGTTACGAGAAGAAATTGCAAGGGCTATTGAGGCTATTCCCGTTGAGGAATCTGTTACCAATGCCGTTGGTATGCGTATGCTTGCAGCAAAGGTTGCAAGAGGAGAAGATAACTACATGAATAGATGGTTTGAGAGGCAGGTAGATTTTGAATGATTAGTTTATTCTTTTTAGTACCAGCATTTATTGCAGGGTATGTAGCATGTTATTTTATTATGACATATAAAGTAAATCAAGATTAAGATAGGCTCATAAGTTATATCCATTTATGATATAATTAATTATGAAATTTTTAACAAGAGACATCTTGCCCTTTTATAAAGAAAATAAAGAAGATGGTTGGTATTTGAATAAGTTTTTTACAAATACATTAGAAGTTGGAAATTATTCACCATTTCAAGAGGGTGCTGTTAGTTCAAGTCGCAGGTCTGAAGGTAAAGAAGTAGACACAGTTGATGAAGTTAATACATACAAAATAAATTCTATTGGATGTAGGGGAGAAATTGATGAAGACTCAGACATACTTGCCTCTGGTTGCTCTATTACCTTTGGTCTTGGTGTTCCAGAAGATGGAAGATGGACAAATCTTTTAAGCAAAAAGATTAATAGAAGTGTTACTAATCTGGGTGGACCTGGAGCCTCAGTAGAAAGTATTTGTTTTAATTTAATACAGTACTGTCTAAACACCAAAATGCCGAAAGAGATTTTTTGCTTAATGCCAGACTTTTTTAGAAGCATGATTGTTGTAGATAAAGAATTTTATAAATCAAAAGTTAATAGAGGATCTATGGGTACACAAGATCCCCTAGGTTATGTTTTTTGTAACCCAAAAGTAATTAAAGATGGTAAATCATTTTTTATGGAGATTGAAGATAAAAAATACGTAGAGGACTCAACTTCTCCACACCAACTAATAATGAACTCTATTAGGTACATTTATATGCTAGAAGCATTCTGTGCATCAAATAATATAAAACTACACTGGTCAGTTTGGGACCCACCAAGTTCTTATATTTTAGAAGAATTAGGCAAAATGAAAGATTTTAAATTAAAAAACTTTTCATCATTTTATCCTCCTAACTCAGAATATAATGGTCCTGGATCAATGATAGATTTTGCTTGTGACCCAAGAAACCATAAACACGAGTTTAGAGATCACCCATCATGGATTAAAGGTTCTGATTATGCTTTTATAGATGGTAAAAAAACATATGTAAATTCTCATCCTGGAATTCATATTCAAGAACATTTTGCAGATTTTTTTTATAATATATACAATAAAGACAAATAAAACTAATAAGAATTTTATTTGACAAACCTAAAGATGCAGAGTACAATTAATATATGAAACCAACAGCGCACATATACGATGTAGATGGAACCCTAGCCAATGTAGATCCATACCTACATCATGTTCGTGGCCCTAATAGGGACTACAACGCCTTTCATGAGGCTTCTATAGATGCCCTGCCAAATGTAGAAGTTGTTGAGATGCTAAATAATTCTGTTAGTGATGGTCATTCTATTTTGGTTGTTACGTCTCGTAAAGAAAAGTATCGTGGACTGACCTCTATGTGGCTTGCCAAGAACAATATCAGATCACATGGCTTGTTCATGAGAGCAGATGACGATAACAGGCCAGACTATGAAGTAAAGAAAGATATTCTTGATAATATCAGTAGTCTATGGAATGTAACTCATGCTGTTGATGACAATCCAAATGTGATAAGATTGTGGGAAGACCACAAAATTCCTACAACCAAAATAGGAACATGGGATGGGAATAAGAATTGACAGGCAACCTAGAGAATGGTATGATTAGTATATGAAACAGACAAACAATAAGGTATCTCAACATAAAATTAAGAGAGCCGCTAAGAACAAGAAAAGAACACAGTCTAAGCCACACCTTTCAAAGTTTGAACGCAAACAGCAAAGGATCAGAGAAGAAATTATCCTAGGCTCATTGCATTCTATACCTAATTAGAACTGGAGATATTCATGGTAGATCATGACGAGTTAAACAAAATATCAAAAGAACTAAAACGCTACATAATTAAACAACATATGAAAACATATTATCATACCACTATTGGTATCTTATGCTTTCTGCTTGGAACATTCTTTGGATTACTAATCAAATAAGGACTAGCACCAGTAGCCAAGTTGGTTAAGGCACCGAACTCATAATTCGGCTATCGTAGGTTCAAGTCCTACCTGGTGTACTAGACATCTGTAACTCAGTTGGTTAGAGTACCTGCCTTATATGCAGAGAGCCGAAGGTTCAAGTCCTTCCAGATGTACTTTGTCTCCATCGTCTAGTGGCCTAGGACTCTGCCCTTTCACGGCAGCAACACGGATTCGAATTCCGTTGGAGATACCAAACCTCTGTAGTTCAGTGGACAGAACGTTGGACTTCTAAGCCAAGCGTCGCAGGTTCGATTCCTGCCAGGGGTACATGGTATAATTTAATTACCTAGATAACAGAAAGAGAAACTCATGAGCGAAGAAAAGTGTCCTTACACTGGACAAACCTATACAACTGAAGCCAGAACCAATAAGGACTGGTGGCCTAATCAATTAGACTTATCGTCATTACGGAAGCATTCAGAAAAGTCTGACCCCATGGGAGATAATTTTAACTATGCTAATGAGTTTAATGCTTTAGACCTTGACGCTATTAAGTATGATATCAATACACTTCTAACTACCTCGCAAGATTGGTGGCCTGCAGACTACGGCAACTATGGTCCATTTTTTATTCGTATGGCATGGCATAGTGCTGGTACATACAGAGTAACTGATGGTCGTGGTGGTGCTGGAGAAGGTCTACATAGATTTGCTCCACAAAACTCTTGGCCAGATAACGGCAACCTTGATAAGGCCCGTCGTTTGTTATGGCCGATCAAGCAGAAGTACGGTAAGAAGATTTCCTGGGCAGACCTAATGATTCTTGCAGGTAACGTTGCTCTTGAGAACATGGGCTTCAAGACATTTGGTTTTGCTGGTGGTCGTGCAGATGTATGGGAGTCTGATGACACATACTGGGGTACAGAAAAAGAATGGCTTGCTGATAACCGTTATAGCGGAGATCGTGAGTTAGAAAATCCTCTTGCTGCAGTACAAATGGGTCTCATCTATGTAAACCCAGAAGGACCTGATGGAAACCCTGATCCAGTTCTTTCTGCAAGAGACATTCGTGAAACATTTGCTCGAATGGCGATGAATGATGAAGAGACAGTTGCACTAATTGCAGGTGGTCATGCATTTGGTAAGGCACACGGTGCAGGAGATCCCTCACATGTTGGTCCAAACCCAGAGGCTGCTCCTCTTGAAGACCTTGGTCTTGGATGGAAGAATTCATTTGGCAAGGGTAATGCAGAAGATACTATAACAAGTGGTATTGAAGGTGCATGGACTGCAACTCCTACTAAGTGGGACAACTCATACCTTAAGTTATTGTTTAAGTATGATTGGACACAAACAAAGTCACCTGCTGGTGCAACACAATGGATTCCAACAGATGAGTCTGCTGCTAATTTAGTTCCAGATGCACACATTGAGGGTAAGTTCCATGCTCCAGTTATGACAACTGCAGACCTTGCATTGAGGTTTGATCCTGAGTATGAAAAGATTTCACGCAGATTCCTTGAGGACTTTGACTACTTCTCAGATCAGTTTGCTCGTGCATGGTTTAAATTAACTCATCGTGATATGGGTCCAATTTCTCGTTATCTTGGCAAAGAAGTTCCTTCTGAGAGACTAATATGGCAGGATCCAGTTGGAGATGTTACACGGTACAGTCTAACGCAAGAAGATGTTGATGCAATTAAGGAAAAAATAATTAATTCAGGACTGTCGGTATCTGATTTAGTAACTACTGCTTGGGCATCTGCTTCTACATTCCGAAAGACAGACAAGCGTGGTGGTGCTAACGGTGCTCGTATTGTTCTTGCTCCTCAAAATACTTGGGCAGTTAATGATTACGATGCTATTGATAGGGTCGTAACAGTATTAGAAAAAATTAAGGAAGAGTTTAACGTTTCTCTCGCTGATCTAATTGTGTTTGCTGGTTTAGTTGGTGTTCAACTTGCTGCTCACAACTCTGAGGTCGGAGTAGTTATTAGTGCTAAATTTAGTCGTGGAGATGCAACTCAAGAACAAACAGATGTAGAATCGTTTGCAGTTCTTGAGCCAAAGTTTGATGCATTCCGTAACTATATTGATCCAAGCATTACTGCACCAGAAGAGGTCTTGCTAGTAGAAAAGGCAAACCTATTGGGACTAACTCCAGTAGAAATGGTTCTTCTCTTATCTGGAATGAGAATGCTAAGCAACAACAAGTTAGATAATAGTTATTTAATCAAACTGTTGTCCTATATTAATGCTGAAGAAGCAGTAGATGTTCCTCGTGTAGACCTTATCATTGCTTCTAACTCAGAACTTAGAGCGATTGCTGAAGTTTATGCTTCTAGTGATGCTAAAGAAAAGTTTGTTCATGATTTTGTTTCAGCATGGACAAAGGTAATGAACGCAGATCTGTTTTAATATAAACAACCATAGTCCTGGGTATGACTTAAAACTACCCAATATTACTTTTTAGGATGCTTTGGTTCATATGGTGCGATCTTAGACTTAACTCGACCATCTTTGTATAGTCTAACAATCCATCCATCTTTAATCTGAATAGGATTAAACGCTGCTGCTTTTTTCTTTGGCATTATTTTATAACCCTAAATGGAGAATCTGACCAACTATCTGACTTAGCAACTGGTATACAGTTTGGTACTGGCTTCCCATCAGCACCTGGCTTCATTCCTCTTTGAACATATCCATCCCAGCAAGGTGCAGCCTTTCCCATTTGTGCGTCATACATTGCCATAGCAACTTCTGAATCTTCTGGCTCAACCATAAGTGGTGGGATCTGAACATACATTGACATTGCACATGCTGTATATAGCCTTGTTGCTTCCCACATTCCGCTTTCTTCTTGTTCAAATAATTGAATCATTACCGCAGGATTTTCTGCTGATGCTTCCATGTAATACTCTGTACCAGGGTTTCCAAGGGCACCTTCATACATGACATGAACAACCTGTCCTATGTGGGTATCTCCTTCTCCACCGTGGGAGGTCATTGCAAAATCGCCTTCTTTTAGCATATAATAATTATACCATGTCTTAGAACTAGCCCTGAGTAATCTCTGGGTCGTCAGAAAATGCTATGCTTGCTGAATGCCTTGGGCACATTGACTCAACGCTATGGACTACACCCTTTGGTATATACGCTGCATCTCCTTCACTTAACAATACTTCATAGTTTATTTCTTTATTGTCGTGAAAAACCTTCCATAGACTTTGCCCACTACCCTGAATAAATAATCTGTCTTGTTGGTCTGAGTGAACTGCTGGATCCCAAAACTCAGTACCCCATCCATCTACACCATTATCATGTATTGTAAGTTCTTGTGGAGTCTTTTTAGGGTTGTCTGTATTAAATTTTGAAAAAAGGCTAGACAGATTATTGTCTGTCATTGCATTATTGTTTCTGTTTATAAAATGAATAATCATCATTGAAAAAAGTACATGCCCCTTATGAGATAAAGAAATATCTGAGACTGCTTTTTTGTAATACTCTAAAACCCTTGCATCATTTTCAATAACCATCGTGCCAAAGGAGTTGTAGACTATTGTTTCAGTTTCTTTTGCACGATCATAAAAATCGTTTATATCTTCCCAAGAAGGAAAATCTTTGTAGAAATTTTTTACAACATGCAGCCTTCTTTCTTTTGTGGCTGATATTAGGTCTTCTTTTGTCATTAAGGTCATATAAAATTATAGCACATAACTAGCCAGTTAATCGGTTGTGAGTTCTTATCCTATGACAGTTAGCGCAAACCACCTCACACTTTTCTATCTCTTTCTTGATAGCCTTCCAGGAAAACCCATCGTGGATCATTCTTGATATGTTGTACTTTTTGTCTCTTATGTGATCAAAATCTAAGATAATGTGATTACTTATACCACAGTCTACACAGCCAGAATCTTCTTTTATCTTAGCAAGCATCTTCTTATACTGCTGCTTATTATAATGGTCCAACTCTTTGTCAGTCATTGCTTCTATTATACCCTGCAATATTAAGGCCCCACACAGGCAATTCACCTGACTTGCGCCACGGTCTCTATCCAATGGGTAACTAATCCATCACTAAGGTCCTGTGTGGGACAACTATATTGTAACATAATAATGGAGCAGTTTATAGACTTGCTCAGGTCTCCCAGGGTGCGACCCTGGCTTATCCGTACTCAGCAATAAGGTTGCTAAAAGCAACTGCATGTATCATGACGGAATGTTATCTATTATACTACTTAATTTTAATAGACTTGGGCTTTTTATCTTCAGGAACAATGCGTACTACATGAACATGCAGCATGCCATCCTTAAGTTCTGCAGAAGTTACTTCCATATATTCTCCCAGTGCAAAAGATCTTACGAACTTTCTTCCTGCGATACCCTTATGTACTACCTCTGCATCTGTTACTTCTACAATTTCACCCTTGATAATTAGTGTTCCATTATCTACGGATACATCAATATCTTCCTTTGAAAAACCAGCAATAGCCAGCGAGATCTGATATGTGTCTTCATCTAGTTTAAGAAGATCATACGGAGGATATGACTGTGAGTTTGTTTTGTGTGCAGTATTTAGGCGATTTAACTCTCTGTTAAAGCCAATAAAAAAAGGATCATTAAATAGATCCATAGCGTACTTTGTTACCATGTTATTCCCCTTTCAAGCGAATAAGTTAATTCCCCCCATACGGGCAGGTATTAATATTATAGCACAGGTTCATCAGAAAAGGCTATACTTATTGAGTGTCTTGGACCTACAGACTCAACACTGTGCCTTACACCTTTTGGAATATATGCTAGGTCACCTGGGTTTAAGATAATTGCATCAATCAAGTTTTCTGAATCATCAAAAAGTCTCCAGAGGCTTTGCCCCCCGCCCTGAACAAAGAACCTATTCTCTCTGTCAAAATGCACTTTAGGATTCCAAAAATCTCCATCTATCCCATGATCTTTAATAGTAATGTTATCTGGAATTTTTTTAGGGTTGTTTTCACAAAACCTATTAAATAAACTTAAACAGTCTGGATCACTAATAATATTATTATTTCTATTGATAAAATGCACTATGATCATTCCAAAAAGAGGGTACCCTTTATAAACTCTATTAATGCTATCCAATACATCTTTATAAAAGTCAAATATAATTTCTTTTTCTTGTGCCTGAAATGATGCAAAAGACATGTAGACTATCTTTTTATCTAAATCGTATACATTTCCTATGTCTGACCAGGACGGTGTTTTTGTAAGAAAATTTCTTGATACGTAAATCTTTTTTTGCTCTGTTGCTAAGGCTATGTCATTCCTTGTGATTGTCGTCATTACTAAATTATATCATATTTGCTTATATGGTATAATTAAAATATGAATAGTAATAAGTCAATAAGAGGCCCATTAGAGTACAATCAAGAAAAAGAATATGAATACCACGAGATCGAATTAGCAAGGCACATATCCCAAAATCAACTAAATGGTGCAAGAATCTTTACATCAAAAGAAGAATACGCAAAAACTTTAAATAAAAATATAACATATTTAGAGGTAGGAGTTGGCTGGGGTAATTCTGCCAACATCTTTATAAGTGAAACAAATGCTGTAAGTGCAGATCTTTTAGATTGGTATAATAATGCTCCTGGAGTTTTACATCCAGGTGGCAGTGGTCCAGAAGATGAATCAATAACACACGAAGAACATATAAAAAATAAATTTTCTCAGTACCCAAATGTAAATACAATAAAGGGTGATGGAAGATACATATTGCCTATTTTAAATAAAAGTTATGATCTTATCCTTTTAGATATTGGAAGAGAAAGGCTCATGACAAGAAAACTTATATCAGATTCAGCAAAACTAACTAACATTAATGGCATCATAGGCCTAACTTCTTATACAAATTATGACAGTCTAATGTATGAGGGCCATGTAGGTATATACCAAAGTGTTAACGAATTTTTATACTTTAACAAAAACTGGTCTGTTGATGCTTTAGTCCTACACGATCTTTGCTTTCATGATATATATATTAAAAGAAACTCGTAATGAAATAGAAAAGCAGGCCTGCTAAATAACAAGCCTGCTAGTCTATAGCAAAATTACTTTACTTGGTTATTTGTTCTTCCGCCACCTGATGACTTCTTTACAGGAGCCTTCTTTGCGGTCTTCTTAACAACCTTTGCAGACTTAACTGCCTTATCAACCTCTTCAACTGAAGGCATTCTTCCGAATGCTGTGTCTGAAGGGTTGGCTGCTCTCAATACAACTGGTACAAGCGCACCAAGTAATGAGTATGCAAGTGTCTGTGGATCTGTTACTCCAGATGCATACAACGCTGTTGCTGCACCAAGAACTGATCTTCCGTATGACGCTAGTACTGCTTTGATTTGTTCGTTCATTTTTTCCTCCTAGGATATTACTTTGTTAGTTCTGTATAATGATTTATACAGACATCTCTAATTTGTGTTTCGGTTGCATATAGTTTTTCTGCTTCAAGTTTACACGATAATACATGGCAAGAATAAAAAGCATTGTTTGCAAGTTCTTCGTATGACTTGAAAATTATCATCTGGTTAAGCCTAACTCTGGCCTTTCAATGCTAGATCCACTAAACTTAAACCATTGGGTAGCAGAGTATCTTTCTTTGACTGTATTCTCAAGCACCTCATGCCAGTAATCTGAATTGCTTGGAAACATAACAAAACTATTAGCCTTTGGCTTAATCTTTAGATTATAGTCCATAAAGTTAATCTCTCCGCCTTCGTAGTCATCATTTATGTAGTATATTACTGCAAAGTCTCCTGCAGTATCTGCATGTTCGTGCATCTTATATCCTTTTTCAAATCTAATCAAAGGGGTACTCCTATTAGTGAAAGGATACAGATCTGCATTATAAAAATCTAAACATTTTTGATACGCAGTCATAAAAATTTTATCTAAAATTTTGCTAATTTCTTCTGATGTGTTACCTGGCATGACAACCTTGACACCCCAAGGCTGAGTATGCCAAGAGTCAACGCTTTCTGTGTAGTCGAGTAGTTGTTTATGCTCATCTACAGATAGAACATTTTCTGTGATTAGTATATTGTCTATAGAGTTTCCTACATATTGTTGTGTCATGTGTTAATTATACCATTCTCCCTGTTTATTAAAAGTAGAGCCAGTAAACTGAAACCACATAGCAGAACTGTATCTGTTATTGTCAATAATTTCACGGACTCCATGCAAATAATTTTCATTACCAGGGAAAATGATTAAACTGTTAGGCTTTGGTTTAATCTCTAATCCATGATCTGGGAAGTAAATCTCTCCGCCAGTGTAGTCATCGTTAATATAATAAACTGATGCGATATGGTTTATTTCTGATGATAGTGTGTCTATGTGTGGGACCAAATAGAATCCTTTTACAAATTTAACTATATGCGTCCTTGGTTGACGGTGTGGATTAATGGCTACACCATAAAGATCTGTAGACCTTTTATAAACAATTTCAAATGCTTTACCTAGTATCTCCAAAATTTCTTTTGGCAAATTTTGTGACTCAATAGTTTGAGCCTCCCAAGGTTGCTTTGTCCAAGATTCAGCATTTTTTGCATACTTAAGCAAAATTTCATGCTCATCTTTTGGCAGCACATCTTCTATATACTGGATATTTTCTACAGCATTGCCTATTTTTGCAACATTGGCTAAATATATTTCATCTTTTTCAGAAGGATTTTCAATCATGTATCTATTTTACCATAGTCATCTGGTAGCAGTTTCTTTAGTTCTTTATAGGCCCCTGAAATTTTTTTCATTGAGTGGTAGTGAGGGTATGCTGTTCCGACAACGCCATACTCATCAAAGTATGCAATTTCTGGCTCAATATCACTAACAAACTTATTTAATCCTTCTTGAACCTCATCTATATAGGTGTATGCCCAATCTCTAGAATCTGAAACAAATTTTAAAAATGCTTCATTAGACTGCTCTTGATCTGTCTTGTTTTCATCACTCATGGATTGCTGCATCAACAAAAGGTTTAGGGTGTTTGCAAGAATTACTCTATTTTTCTTTATTTGTACAACATATAAAGAAAGAAAAAGACAGGACAAAAAAGCAAAGATACCAACAAGCGCTGACTCAACCATAGTTCTTACCTCCCATTTGACGAATTTCTGTTGTTGGTCCTACAAATGTAGAGCCAGAGAAAATAAAGGATACCTGAAAAGTATGCCTAAATCCTTTTAAAACTTCTAATACTCCGTGAAGATAGTTTTCGTTACCAGGAAACATGATCAAACTGTTTGGTTTAGGTTTAATTTTTAAATCATAATCTGGAAAAACTATTTCTCCTCCATCATAATCATCATTAGGGTAATACATGCCTATAATGTGTAGATGTTTTTGAGCGTCTGTGTCTACATGGGGTCTCATCTTGCTGCCTCTGCTCCACCTTCTTATAATATAGTCACCCTTAAATTCATCACTTACTTCTATGTCATAATAAGACATGCATTCTAGTCTGGAAGTTTGAAATATTTTTTTTAAAAGTTCAATGATATCTTCTGGAACTGATTCCTTCGGAGTTCTTTCGGTAGTCCACGGCTCTTTTACCCAAGAACTTTCATCATAGTTGTTTAAAAAATTAGATATTTTTTGATATTCTTCATTAGATAGAAAGTTATCTATAGTATGTACATTCTTTGCAGAACTTCCCAACTTATCAACATTTTTTAAATAAATCTCATCTTTTTCTAAATCAAGTTGTTTTCTAAAATCTTCATCATTCATAATTCTTTTCCTCCTTCTCGGACTAACAAGACGATAGCCCCGTTATCCTCCAAAGCCTTCTTTACACGAATCATGTATTCTATTGCTTCTCTTTTCATTTCTACTGTCTCCAGAGACATAAAGTCTTTTTCTTTAGCCTTTACAGTTAAAAAATTATCATTGTCTATGATCTGTAAAGAAAAATTTTTAGGGCAGGTTACAGACCTAAAAGCCCTTTTCATTGCATCAGTATACATATCACTCCATTGTCAAAGACTGCCAAGTTTTGCCCCAGTCAGTCTTGCTCTTATGACTAGAAAACTCTTTAGAAACTTCTCCATTTTCTAAGTATACACCACCCCAGACTCCCCACTCTTTCCCCGAAATTCCGACAGAAAAGCACTCTTTCCTTACTGAGCATGATGAGCACAGGGCATCTATCGCTGGCCTAAGAAGTTCGTCTTCTTCGTACTTGTCAAAAAATAGGTTTGTATCATAGTCTAAGCAGACTGCTACATCTTTCCATTTATGTTTGTTCATTTACTTCACATACTTATCTGGAATTTCCCACCCTTGACTAGAAGGAACAAACTCTTTTTTCATTTGCCACTTATTGTTTTTGTATATTCCAAACTTTGAAAAGTATGCTTTTTCTGATGGAAATGTCTCTACAACAGTCCACCCATCCCAAGACAGTTGCTTGTTGTTGGTTACGATTGATTCCATAACACTTAAAGAATTGATTATCTTCATATTGTTTCCGTTCTGTTGTGTGCTTTGCACAGGTTATGTATACAGCCTTAAAAGTTGTATATGTTTGTATTTATATTGTTTAGTTTTGATAAATGAACAATCTTTGAAACAGGTTCTTTTGGATTAGAAAGAAAAGCAAAATGATTTATATCCTTTATATTTTCTTCTAGCCATTCGGAAGTAACCTTAAAGAACTTAATGTTCTTCTTTCTTGATTTCATTCCTCTTTCAGATAAGTTTGCAAACTCCATAGCCATCATGCTTATGTTGTTTGGCCCTGCAGAATAGATTATAAAATCTTTGTCCTGTTCTTCTAATTCAGAAAGGGCAACGGCCATTGATCTTAGGAATATATTGTAGTTGTTGAAACTACTCGTCCCCTGAACCCCTACTATCATCGTTAATCCCTTCTCTTAGTTTATCCATTATAAACAGCATCTTATCTAATTGTACCCTATCCATGTTGATCGTGTCAACTTCTTCTGCAGACTCTTTGTCAATTGACTGACCATTTATTGGTGCTTTGTAAAATATATTATCTTTAATCCAGTATGCTTGATTGTCCAAGATAATAACCTTTACATTGGTTTTGTCATAATGCTTTTTTGACTGCGTACTGTTTTTTATTTTCCTTGAATATTTTTTGCCCACATTAAACCTATAAAGAAGCATTGACTGGCTGATTATGTTAGTGTTATTTTTATCTCTTGATGCAAAAACATAAGTAAGTAGAACTAATAGGATAGTTACAGTTAGCCCAGCAGCACCATACCAGTTATTCATAAAGTCCTCCAGTATTCATTCTATCACTTTTTTTCTGAAAGAACTCTTATTATTTCTTTGATAACAATTCTCTCACCTTTTGCTAGTGAGTTGACTGCATCTATGTCAAATGACTTTTCTGACAGTTTGACCATAGGGTCTTCAATAGTGACATCCATATCTATAAACCCTTTTTCCCATAACTTCATTGTAGTTTCTGAAAAATAAGATGACATATCTTTGCTTAGCGCTGGATTAATATTTCTTAATATACTCGTTGGTCTATACAGAGGCTCTCCAGTTTCTGTGTCTACTCCAGCAAACTCAAGACCGCCATTATCTACAAGCCTTTGGATTTCCTCATCTTCAAAGTTCATAAGATATTTCCTTTTCTTTTATGTTTGTTGCCCAAATAGGCATTGACATTCTTACACCAGATAAAACCTCGGTGATCTTGTGTACCTCTGTAGACTCAAAAATAACAAGACTTAACTTTTTTGGCTTAATTGTAAGATTTCTATGTGGAAAATTTAAATATCCTCCATCAAAATCCTCATTTAAATAAATAATCCCGCTTCTAAATAAATGCTCTGCACCTTTATGGTTATCTGCATGCTCCGTAAGAATGCTTTCTGGTCCTAACATGAGCATAAAAAGTGATGCTAAATATATCTCTTCACTATCTTTAAAAAAAAGATTACACTCTAGCAAAAATTTATCAGAGTATTTTTTTAATAAATGTAGTACTTCTGGATGATCTGAAAATGTATTTCGTTCTGGTATGTGTGACTCATACCTTAACTTATTCTCAACCCTATGTCTTAAGGGTATATAGAATTTTTTCTTATCTAGGCAGTTATCTTTTATATAACTTGCAAGAGCATCAGCATCTTCTAAAGTTATAAAATTTTCTACTACATTTATTCTAAAATCTGTCATCACTTTCCAGACTTTGCTCTGGCCTTCTTCAAAGCGTCAAAATCTTTAACCTTTGTCTCTCCCATATATCCCCAAGCATGACCATCATTAATCATCTTGTCGTTAATTGAAACTGTGTCTCCATCAAGGTAGACCCAGCCAAGAATGCGACCATATTTTTCAGATGAGTCCATCTTCTCTGTCTTGATAACTACAGACTTAGCACTGTCAATAGCAGCCTTCAAATAAGCCTTTGCTTCTAGTCCTAAGACCTTTTCAGCCTTGTCTGTAGTGCGAGACTCAGGGGTATCAATACCAGCCAGTCTTACTCTTGAACTAAAAGAAATGTCAAACCCTAAATCAATATCGACATCAATGGTATCTCCATCAACGACCTTTGTTACTTTTTTTACATAGTATTCAAACATTATTTTCTCCCCCATTGTATATAGTTCCATCCACGCTCATGTGCGTAGTAGATGAATATTTTAACTACCGTTTCCCAAAACGCAATCGTTACGGAAAGAGCAGCATTTTTTGTTATGACATAGGCAACAGCAACAGAGGAAAGAGTACCCCATATGCGATAACTTAATGCCTTAACAAATGACCTTGCCCTGGTTACTGTCATTCCTTGCCCCACCTAACAGCATTCCAAATTCTTTCATGATAATAGTATGCTACAAAGTTAACCCCATTGGTTATTAGTGTAGCAATAGTAGCCAGACTAATATCTTCGCTCAAAGCATAAAGAGTTACAAACCCTGAAACCATTGCGACAACTCTCCATGTTAAAGACTTAACAAGTGATCTACTTTTCTTTACGCTCATCTTTGTCTCCAAACATTATTCGCTCTTCTGCTTCGTTCATTAAGCGACCAGACTCTTCTAAATAATTAAAGACCCAACTGCTTGCGTTTTTCAGTAGCCGAAATAGCATGAATGTCTGCCCCCAAATCTACTTGTTCAATCTTGTATCCTACATCACGACCATATACAATGTTAGTAATGTTTGGTAGTCTTAATACTAATGCACCATCCATAAATTCATCCTTTGCAATATAACCCTTTACCTGATCAAAGGTCAGTGGGTCCTTATCGCTTGTCTTGTAGGTATTACGGACTCCAAGCAGTACTTGGTCTGTTCTCTTCCCCGCTTCTTTATAAAGGGCGTGGTGGCCTTCGTGCCAAGGCTGGTACCTACCCAGCATAAGTGTTGTAGGTGCAGACCAATCATGAAGACTAAACTTATCAATGATGTGAGATGCCTTTGCTTCAGCATCTAGGTTGTGACTAATAAATGATACATCAAACTCTGTTGGTCGTTCAAACATCTTATTTGTATCTTCAAATCTACCCTCAGCAATTGTATCCATAAACACCAGGATGTCTGGCTTACCAAATGCTGCACGAGTTAAATCTGTAGGGCATACAAAGTCAACGATTACTGGAGCAACACCTTGCTTATCAATAAGACGAGCCATCTCTCCCATACGACGAGACTGTTCTAGTCTATCTTCTGGTGCAAACCCCAAGTCTGAGTTGACTGTTGCACGAACCTCATCTGCATTAAGATGAATAGCATTAATGCGTTCTTTAAGTGCTTTTGCTAATTCTGTTTTACCAGAACCTGGCAGTCCAATAATCTGAATAATCATGCGTGTGGATCTTCCTTTGCTTTATTCTCAATCAACTTGTCTCTCTCATCAATAAGAGTAATCGCAAAAGACATCATTTTCTTGTATCCTTCTGGGTTATTCATAATTTTGTTATAGTGATGGCCACAAAACATAAGGTCTCCGTTTAGACCAGTAACCTGAACTAAAGCCTCTGCGTTGCATTTATCGCAGCGATCCTTTGGAGATAGTTGCCATTCTTGCTTTACTTCATCTTTAATCATTGTAAACATATTGTACTCCTATTTTGACTACTAGTTGAATAAAATTTTACTACATTCTTAATTATACACCAGACAGGTGGATTTGTCAAAACACTATATGCATTTTAGGTTTAGAGATTCTTCAATGATTGTGCTGGTCATTCTGTATCTTTCATCTAAAATGTCATAAAAATCTTCATATTTTGAACCATTGCTGTAGTATCTGTAGTAAGTTTTTCTAAAATGAAAATTACAATAAAATGCAGTTTTTCCCTCTTTATCTGTTACTTTAACAAGTGCTTCCGCAATACATAGATTGTTGGTATTGGTCGTACGACCACGGTCACTTTCTACAAAGCAAGACCTACCCATTGTCTCTGTGCTTGTTACATTTTTTGCAAATGTTTCTTTAACTCTTTCTCTTTCGTCAATAAGTACAATTTCTCTCTTATCAACTAAGACTTCATCATCCTCTTCATAGTCAATATAGTTTCCATTAAATTTTTCATAATGATAGTGGTAGTCACACAAAAATTTATTACCATGTGTGCCTTCAATATATACATAGGCTGGTGCAACACAGGAAGTACTGGGTCTTTTTAAAAATTTTGTAATGTGTGCTGTTTTTTCTGGCATGATCATCATTGCGTCAAATGCCTGACATGTTTGATTTTCTGGTATAGTAGTTATCATTTTTATATTTAAAGGTACGTAAGACCTTTTGCTTCCTCATCAATAGTCATTGTCATTCTGTATCTCTCATCTAATACTTTAAAATAGTTTTCAAACACAACTCCGTTATTAATGTATCTAGCATAAGTTCTTCTAAAGTGAAAATTACAATAAAAAAGATCTTTTGAAATATCGTCTGGGTCTAGCGTTGAAATAAAATTTACCTTGCGAAAAGGCATTGCCATAACATTAATTTTTACCAAAGCCTCGGCATTGCAACCAGGTCCACCTGGATTGAAGTAATTAGTTAAACAGCAAATGTGACCAAGCGTTTCTGTGCTTGTTACATTTTTTGCAAATGTTTCTTTAACTCTTTCTGTCTCATCAACTATATATTGTGCAATTTCTGAAACAGAATGATTGGGCGCTGAATAGCATTGTCTATTTACGAACAGTTCGTAGTAGTAGTGTGTATCACAAAGAAACCTTTTACCATGCTTACCCTCTACATAAATATATGCTGGCATTATACAAGATGTATTTGGCTGGGCAGTGGCATGATGTCTTTCTAATACATCATTAGTCATAAGCATTCTTGGATCAAATGCTTGACAGATTTGTCCTTCTGGTATCTTAGTTATCATTTTTTTCTATTTTCCGTGGAATAAAATCCACTTCCGTTAAAGACTGCTCCAACACTAGAGTACACACGAACCAGCGGTAGAGTGCAAAACTCACACTCATACCCTGGATCGGCATCATTTATGCTACGAACCTTAGTATAGTCTTTATTGCACGACTCACATATATATTCGTATGCTGGCATTACTTCTTTTTCTTTTCTTTTACATACCAAACAGGAAGTTTGAGTTCATCTCCAGACCACTCATAGCCTAGTGCTTTTACTACAAACCTAATAATTTTAATTCTCATTACTTAACCTTCTTTCCAAACCTTGCCCAAATTCTTTCATGAATATAAAAGAAAGTCATTTCTAGTGTAAGGTACATCAGTCCGTATAGACCAACATACTCCCACTCTGCCTCTCCAGTATAGTACTTTAGAACAAGATAAATTATTCCAGAAACAAAAGTAAAGTGTACGAATGGCCAACTTATAGTCTTTAGCAATGACTTTTTTCTTGACTCCATTATAGTGCTACCTGGTTTGTCTTTCCGCCACCGCCACCTGATGACTTCTTAGCAGCAGGCTTTGCAGCCTTTTTTGCTGGTGATGTTGGTGTTGCAGACGCAACCACCTTGTTAAGTAGTGGAGCATTTTCTTCACCAGTGTAGACTGGACGGCCCCAACCAACTACAGCGTTAACTAACTTCTTCTTATTGTTCTTTACGTATGCACGAGTCTTTTCTACGCACATTCCTCCATTGCGCTGGTCTCCCTTTGAAGTTCCTGAAGTGTTTCCCTCAATAACTTGGATTGTTCCATCGCCGTTGTTCTTAATGCAAAGACCAACATGTGAAATACGATTTACACCATCTTCTGGGAAATCAAAATAGATCCAGTCTCCTGGAGTTGGATCATCGTTACGAGCATCTGACCAGCGCTCAGCCTTCTTAAACCAATCTGCTGCTGCTACTGTTGATGCAGACTTCGGGAATGATTTTACTCCCGATGTAAATGCACACCAAGAAACAAATGATTGGCACCATGGTTGGAAGTTAACCTTTATCCATGCTCCGTACTTTGTTTCATTATCTTTAGGGCCTTCTATTGTGCCCACTTCTTTCTTTGCAACCTCTATGATTGCCTCTAAACTACCTTTTGCTGCCATGTCTGGCCTCCTTTGTCTCTTATATATTATAGCATCTTGACAACTAATTGTCCATACTCTTGTACAACTGCTTTAGTCCCTTTAATGTTCCTATGTCCATATATTTTCCACCTGGTCTTACAGCCAAAATGTTAGAACCGTCTTGTATCCATTCTTTTAATTGTTTTCCTGGATGTTCTAGTTCTGGATTCAAATATCTGATCATATTTTTACGAAACAACATTGTCCCCCACATATCTGGGTAATCACAATTCTCTTTTTTGTCTTCTGAATACAGGACTTTATCTCCTGAAACCTGAACCTGCCCTACACGACCTTTTAGTTCATCTCCACATTCCCAAACACCAAGCACCAGGTCTGCATTTGTTTCTTTAAACATTTCCTTATATATATTACCTTGAGCATTAAGGATGTAGGTGTCTGGCATTCCAACCAAAACAGTATCGTTATAGTCTCCTACCATAAACTTAATTGCCTCAGACATTGTTGATGGCTCATGAACAATAAGTTTAATATTCATATTCATATTCTCAACAATTGGAACCCATTCTGATCTTGTAGATACCCTAACCTCATCACAGAACTCAAGCATTTGTTCTACATGCCACTGTAGCAAAGATCTTTCATCAGATATCGGCAAACAAAATTTTGGTATGCCACCAACTCTTGATGATCTTCCAGACGCTGGTAATACTCCTATTATAGCCATTGGCAACCTTCCTATATTAACCTATAATTTTTGTATTATAGGTTTTCTCCCATGCAATTATATCAGTTTGATCATTTAATAAAGGTTGACCCTTGATATTTAAACTAGTGTTAAGTAATACTGGCACACCAGTTTCAATATAAAACTTATTAATTGCTCTCCATAGACCACGATGCTGGTTCTTGTTCACAGTCTGAACTCTTGATGTACCATCTGCATGAACCACAGAAGGTATCTTGTCAGGCTGTAGGCACTTAACCGTATACTGCATGTAAGGGCTTGTAAAGTCCATATCAAACCATTTGGATGCACATTCCTCCATGACTACTGGAGCAAATGGTCTAAACAACTCTCTTTGTTTAATTAGATTAACCTTGTCTTTAATGTTTGGATCTCTTGGATCTGCAAGTATGCTTCTATTTCCAAGTGCTCTTGGACCGTACTCTGCTCTTCCTGTTGCTACTGCTACGATTCCGTCTTTTAATATACCGTCCACGATTTGCTGTACTGGATATTCTCCTCCAAGATCATAACCAAGATATGGAGTCTTCCAGTCAAGATGCTTTCCGTATAGGGCTGCTGCTGCACCCAAAGAACTACCAGCGTCTCCTGGGTTTGGCATGATCCAAATCATATCGAATATATTCCAAAGCAATGTATTTGCTGAAGAATTAAGAGCACATCCACCCATGAACACCAAATTATTTTTACCAGTCATTCTTTTTGCCATACGCATAAATTGATTTAATCTTTGCTCGTATACTACCTGAACTGCTGCTGCGATATCAAATTTGTCTTTCTCGGTAATTACCATTCCCCAGTCATTTATTCCTTTATGAAAGTTATACTTTTGTTGATCATACTCTGGGAAATATTCATCTACTTCTTTGTAATATCTTCTCCAGTCTCCGTATGCAGCCATGCCCATCATAATATATTCTTCTTGGTTTGGCATAAGGCCAATTAACTGAGTGAAGGCTGAATAGAATAATCCAAAACTAACTGGATAGTTTTGCTTATACTTAAGTTTAATCTTGTCTCCTTCACCAACCCAAATTGTTGATGTATTAAACTCACCAATTGCGTCTAGCACTACAATACAAGCATCGTTAAACGAACTGGTATAGTACCCTGCTGCTGCATGAGAGTAGTGATGGCTAAAGTTTTTTCTTGGTAAATCTCCAAGTTCTGTAGATTCAAACCACGGTCTGTCTCCACCGAACCCACCCCTAGTCTTTACTCTAAGTTTCTTAAGTAAAGGCTTTTCGTAATATGCTATTTGATCTGGATATCCATATTGCAGGGCATCTTTAATTAGTTCTTTATTTGTGAACCAGTCATTTTTTTGTTTACTATATCTTTCTGAATGCCCAGCAAAAAGTATCTCACCATCTTTTATTAGAGATACAGATGCGTCATGTGTAGTCTCATTAACACCCAGTATTAGCATTAGTCTCCGAATTAATAAATATAGTCATTATCTCTAGGAAGTTTTTTAATTCTTTTCTTAATAATGTAGTACCTTATCATCTTAATTATTTTTTTCATTTTATAATAGTGGGAACCAGTGCTGTTCTGGTATGGTCCTTCCTGCAGATATAATTACATCTAAAGGTTGAACATCATACGCAATAGTAATTCTTGGCCCAGACCAATCCCAGTCACCCATAGCATGTGGGTGTCCTACTTCTGAAACAACTAGACGATTGTTTTTATTTACATTATCAACAATTCGTGAAGGATCATTAAACAGTTTGTAATGAGTTATGGATGGTTCTGCATTTACACAATAGTATCCGTGAAAGTTTGGAGCGCCTGGGCTTCCATGATCATGGTAGTCTAACTTTCCAACCTCTGCTCTATTTATGTTAAACCAGCCTTGGATGTAGTAGTTCTGCTTTTCAAAATCTACGTCGTAGTATTCGCATGCCTCTTTAACTGTGTCTGATATTGCCTTGTTTAGTTTGTATAAAGACTTATGGTAAAACTGAAAGACATTATACTCTTTCCACTTAACTGTTGACAAACTTCCAGACTCTAAAAAAATTCCCTTGTCTTTTTCCATTGAGGTTACGCCAGGCAAGGTTGCATTTTCAATCATCGCATACTTTTTTTCTAAAAATCTAGACAACTCTTCTAAATCATTATCTAGATATCTTTCAAAAAATCTATGCTCTTTTGTAAACTTTGGTGCTGGCATGTTTGAATTTAACACTGTCTATCTCCTTTGTTGTTTTACTTCTATGTAACCATTATACACTATTTGCTGCCCCACCTGGCCTCGATCCAGGGACATCCGAATTAACAGTTCGGCACTCTACCAACTGAGTTATAGGGCAATGGGGCAGTTTAAAGTCATGCCTAGGACTATTATTTAATTACGAATGTATGATGCTGTACCAATTAAAATCTTTGGAAGAGATGATAGGTACTCTCCAAAAGTTTTATATGTGTTGCGATTTACATATGATGCTGCAGAGACTACAGTTGCTACAGAACTTCCAGCAGTATCTGTTGGAGATCCATTGTACTTTGTGATGCTTACCTTGCCAGGGGCAACCATTGTAAGTCCAGGACCAGTATTGGTTGCTCTCTCAAGTTGAGTTTCATTTGCAAGTGCTCCGACTGGAATTACACCATTGACACATGATGGAAATCCAATAACATCTGTACGACGATCATTGCCAGTTGCAACAAAAACTGGAATGTTGTTAGAACTCAATGATGCTACTGCACTAATAGTAACTGTATCTCGTGTACATAGTGCAAGATTTCCTGCACTTACTGAAGACTGACTTACTGAAAGAGCATCGATACTGTACTTAGATGCATTCTTTGATACCCAATCAAATGCCAAAGCCAGCGCTTTTGCATCGCCTCGTGAGTTTCCAAGAGTTGTGACATCGTTAAATCGAATAAACACAATCTTTAAGTTTGGATTTACTGTCAAGGCGGACTTAACCATAGCATCACCATGAAAGGTTGCGTTGTTTAGGTCAAAGTTGATTTTATTCTTCTGCATTGGCCATGGTGCTGATGCTGCCTTTGGTCCTTCCATAAATAACTGACCATTAGGACAGGCCATGCTCTTTGTTGTTGTAAAGCAAACTTCGTGAATAATTGAGTTAAACTTTGTAGAATCGATAGCAGAGTCAATGATTGCTAAGACCTTTTGATCTTCTGCTTGTGATGGTTGCATTGCTGTAAATGCAATTGTAATTGATAGTAGTGCTAGTAGTACTTTCTTCATTGTTTTCTCCTTGTTGTTGTTTATTGTTTGATTTTTAAAACTACTTGGCAAGGGTCTCCGCCCTCTTCCCATTCTTGCTGTTCTTCATCTGTCATATAGGGATCTCCCTCATGAGTGTTGCAGAACGGCTCTGTTACCCATCCCCGCTCAATTCCATTTTCAAGCCAGATCTCAAACTCATCAAAGTCTGACTCTATGTTCTGAATGTCCTTTAGGATCTCTTCAAATTCTTCGCTCATATTATAAGTATACTCCTAAGCGCTTATGATGTCAACTGGTCCCATGCAGGATGGGTTAAATTTAATTGCTGCAGATACTGCCTGTTGTACTCTATTCCTTGCATTTTTTTGTTTGTCTGTTGCATACAAAACACCATATGCATATTCTGATCCAGATCCAATAGAAATGTATGGCACTGAGTACTTGGATAAAGACATATCTCCAGAACTATGTTCATAAATTTCGCCACGGATGCCAATAATTAAACTAAGTTCTCCTTCTTTAGATGTATCAATCCAAAACTCGTTATAAAATTCACGAAGTTCTTTAATAAATTTTGTATGCATAAACTTATCTGTGTCTTTAATGTTTGGTGCTGATGGTCTAAAGTTGTGTCTAATTCTGTCACCGTCCATTGACCCAGCATAACCAATTAAGTATGGACCTGTCTTCCAAACCTTTGGTGATTCAAGTGCAAGGATGACTCCATCATCTGATGCTCCACGATCTCCAGCCATATAAATCTTTTCTTCATGGCGTAAAGCAACAATACAGGTCATGACAAAGCCCTCTCCAGATAGGTGATACTTAAGTATACCATTGCCCAGAGAGGGCTGTCAACTACCGTCAATAATGACTAATTAGCCTTTTTGTCTACCGTCTTAAACGCATCATTGATCTCTGCCAATGTGAGTTTTCCATCGTCCAAAAAAGCCCTTGCCAGTCTTTCAATGACTGTTGCTACGCCTAACAAACCTGCAAGCATAACTGCCTGGATTGTGTCAATTCCTACTACTGCTCCAGCACCAAGTACTGATAGACCAGAAGCAGCGAACACTGCTACAATACGCATCAAAACATTTGTCAAAGCCTTTTGTGGGTGCTCCTTCTTAGGAGGCTCTACTACCTTTTTAGTTGCCATATTTAGTCCTCCTTTCTTAGCGGGATTGTAATCAGCCAGATTACTGTTGTTGCAAGTACTGCAATACCAACAATGTCTCTTGCTGATCCCGTCAAAGTTAACCATGCTATGAAGAAGCCAAGGAGGGTAAAGGCTTGTGCGATTATCTCCACCCCTGCATCTTTTAACCATGTGAAGAATCCCTTCACAACCTTTGTTATTATTTTCATATTACCTCCTCATCCCAATCATTACGTTTGCAATCTGTGAAACAATGATTACTGGGATAATGACTTCCTGGGCTTTTTCTCTCTGATCATCTGTCATGTCCATACCCAACTCAGAGAAATTGGATAGGAGTTCTGCTACATCCACTTCAAATACTGCTCCGAGTGGGTCTTCAAGAAATGCTTCTGTTTGTACTTCTGTTACTGCATCTGCTAATGTAAATGGCATTGGTGTATCCCCTGCTGATTCTGATCTGTCAGTAAACTCAACAAATGCTTCTGCAAGTGCTGGGTTAGACTTCATCTGCTCAGCAATCTGTGCAACCTCTGAAGGCTTAATACCAAGATCACTTGCTACCTCTGCTTTTGCTTCTTGTGTCAATGCCCTAAGTGTCTGACTAACTGCTGTTACTTGTTCAGGGGAAAGAGTAACTAACTTATTATCACTGCTTGTAAGGTTAGCAATAACATTAGATAGATCTTCTTCTGTTCCCGTTCCTTTTTCAGGAACAAGTGCTGCTAATACTTCATCTTTGATTTCTACATCTGGTTCAGTCCAAGGATTATCTTCTGGCTCTGGATCTGGTCCAGGTTCTGGGGAAGGCTCTGGAGTAGGCTCTTCAGTTGGGTCTACAACTGGCTCTTCAGTTGGTTCTGGATCTGGGGTAACTTCTGGGGTAGGTTCAGGTGTAGGCTCATCTGTAGGGTCTACTGTAGGCTCTGTAGAAGGCTCTGGTGTAGGTTCTTCAGTTGGTTCATCTGTTGGGTCTGGGGATGGCTCTGGTGTAGGTTCTTCAGTTGGCTCTTCAGTCGGTTCTGGAGAAGGTTCTGGTGTGGGTTCTGGGGTAGGCTGATTGGCTGCAGCATTTGCTGCTGCTTGAGCAATAGCAGCATTAAGTTCTCTTTCTGCCTGATCATAATAATATTCCCAAGCATCACTAATAGCATTATTTAAATCAACGATTGACTGATTGTATATTTCTATTTTGCTATTCTTTAACTCTAAAGCATCTTCTGTATCTGCAACGGCATCAAGATGTTCCTGTGTCTTAGTTTGCAAAACCTGATTCATTGATGACAGTGTTGCATTCTCAGAGTTGTATACGCTTAGTTTGTCATTGTATACTGCCAATTTATTGTTATAGTTTGTTTGTGCTATAGCCTGTGCTGCAACAGCATCATTGTAAGCATTTATTTGTGATTGAGTTGGTCCTGATCCAGAAGAAAATGTATTAAGATTACAACTAAAATTTTGTCCCCAGACTCTTGGATTTCCAGCATAATCACATCCTGCTCCAGTCCATCCACCAGGTATAGCCCAGCCAAGATGATAGGAACCTGGTCCCCCACCGTTATACCACCATATTTCTACATCTAAAGTTTTGTCTTCACTAACATCATATACGGGAGAGTAATCGCTCCAATTTGTCCCTTGCTCTACCCAGTTATCAACAGCAAGTTGCCCGTCAACATACATTCTAAAACCATCATCTGTATATCCTGCAAAGTAGGTTTGTGTAAACCATGATGGAACTGTGATTTGCCCAGTAAATTTAACTATAAAGTTTTCGTATCTATTACCGCAAACTGGAAGTTGCATGCTGCTTGAGTTCCAGGTACCAGAACAGATAACTCCACTTGGAGTTGCTATTCCAGGGAATGTTCTCGTCAAATAATAGACAGTATATGCCAAACCTTGCCCTGCAGCAGCCTGCATATTAGACTGTGTGGTTTGAACATTAATATTGGCTATGCTGAGAGCATCCTGTGCATCGTTTCTTTCTTCAAGAGCGTTGTCTTTATGTTCAAGGGCCAAGGCTACTGTGGCTGTCTGACCATCCACATTTGATTGGGCAAGGTTCTTTGCTTCTAAGGCTGTGGCCTCTGCTTCTACTGCATCCTCATGAGCATCGTAGGAATCATCCCTAAGTTCCATCGCATTTTTGGCATAGGTGAACTTGTTTTCTGCTATATCTATAAGATCTATAAAATCATCTTGGTAGCCAAGATCGTCTACGCTATCGTTAAGTTCCTGTATTTCTTGGGCTGCAACTGTGAGGGGATCATCAGAGTGTGCACCTTCTGGGGAGATAATAAGCCAGCCAAATGCTAAGAGTGTGGCTGTCAGTATGCGTGTTAGTCTTTTAATTTACCTTTCCCCCTTGCAGACTGATGTCTGATAGGATGATTATACCATTTTATTCCACAAAAAAGGGGCTACCGTAATTGGTAACCCCTTAAATGTTGGACTAATTACTTGAGGTAAGTAACCTTAGCCTTTGGATTCTTTGCATTCCACTTCTTTGCAAGTGAATTGAAAGCATCCTTAATTGACTTAAGTGCAGCAGCATTATCTGCTGTTAACTTAGCGATAGTTGCATCCTTAGCAAGGACAACTGCATCTGAAGCAGTCTTTGCATCAGCAAGTGCCTTAGCAGAAGCAGCCTTCTCAGCAGCAAGAGCAGCAGCAGATGCTGCCTTCTCTGTTGCTAGTGCAGCAGCAGCATCAGCGTTAGCCTTTACAACTGCAGCATCTGAAATAGCCTTAGCAGCAAGTGCTGCATCCTTTGCAGCCTTCTCAGCAGCAAGTTCTGATACTAGATCACGAACTGCAATCTCTGCGAATGGTGCAAGTGTTGGAGCAGTCAAACCAACTACTGCTGCTGCAACTGCATCTGATGATGTTGTTGGTGCAAAAGTAATTAGTGAGCGTGTTCCTGTTGTTGGAAGAGTAGCCTTAAAGGTTGCTGTTCCAAAGTCTGTTAGAGTAGCACCAGTTGTTACTGTTGCTGTATCCATAACTGCTGTTGAAGCAAAGACGGTTGCTGTAATTGACTTGCCAGATACCTTGTTGCCAAATGCATCTGTTGCAGTTACAACGATATCCTGCTTAGTTCCTGCTGCACCTGCTGAAGGTGCTGAAACTGTTAGGTTGTTGATCTTACCAGCAGTACCCTGTACATAGTATGTAAGAGTTGTTCCACCATTGTTAATTACAACGGTTCCAATTGCTGTTGTCTTTGTGTAGACAAAAAATGTTGCAGTTGTTCCAGTGCCTGTTGCGATTGTCAAAGATGATGATCCTGACGATGCTCCGACTGGTGCTGCCGATGTGTGTAGTGCTGATACGATTGTTGCGTTAGTTGCTACTGCAGAAACTGATGTTCCTGCTGCTACTGTTGCCACAAAGCGTAGTGCATCTGCTGCATCGATTGTGTTATCTGCTGGTACTGGCAATGTGGCAGGGGTAGCAATTACACCATTGGTTGTATTTGCTGTTCCATCTAGCGTTACCGCTACTGTCATTACTGTAGCATTTGCAGGTGCTACGGCGACCATGCCCAAAGTCATGGCTGCAACCACGGCTAGTGCGATTTTCTTGAATGAATTCATTCGGTATTTCTCCTTATTTTTATAGTGTTTTTAGTCTGTCCAAATAGTCTTTTATCTCTTCTATTTGGCTAGGTTTATATTGTATCACATTGCGACTTTCTAAGTCAAATTGCTCCTCTGGAGTTTTTGGTCTATCCCTAAAAGTATGAACCTCTACTTCAGTGTCTATATTTTTTGGGGTATGTGATATTGCCCCAAATATTGCTCCACACACAGCATCAGCCAAGTCCTTTGACTTTTTGCGGGGGTGGTCAACTCTGTCATTTTTCATAATCTTTAACTGTGTTAGTTCATCAAACAATAAATCAATTGCAGGCATAGCAAGTCTTTCCTCGTAGACAAGCATAGCCATATCCTCGTAGTGCTTCTTGGCAACAGAAACAGTATCAGTTTTCATTCCAACCTGCTTTAATTCATTCTGAATATCAAATGATTGCCAACGGTCAAATGAAACCATGCCAATATCAAACCCAAGTCTTCTAAGATTCTGAATCCATTGTTTAACTTCTGATAGGTTGACTGGGCCTTCTACCTTTGGTTCCCACCATGCTACTGCATCTACTACGACTATTGGAGCAACTTGTTCGTAGTTGTTGATGACTTGTATGTTTACCCATTTTTCTACATGTGCAATTGCTACCGCACACTTGTCATGTTTTTGTGCAAGGTCAGCATGAACATAGTACTTCTTTGTTGGATCTGGCTTAAAGCCTTCGTCAAACCTTCTAAAGTTATCCACAGGGTTTCTTAATGTCATGCAGGCTCTAACTTTGTCTGCCTGCTTAAAGAATGCATCAGAAGCAAATGTTGGCACACATGCAAAGCGCATCATTGCATCTCCTAGATCTGTTAGGAATGCAATCTTAAAGTCATCAATCTTTCTTGTAGGGTTTACCTCCCATGTAGGTCTCTTTAGTGCAAATACCCCTGGATACTTGTATGATGTGATTTGATCTTCGTCCCACGAAATTTCAAAAGAATTGTCTGCACTATCTTCTGGAAGCAGTTCATTAATTATAAACTTGTGTGTTCTCTCTATAACTTCTTTCTCAGCAACTACATCATCATATTTTTCTGAAATAAAGTCTCCTGGATATCTTGGAAAAGAAAGCAAAACTACCTTACCCAGATCAGGAAAGCGTGAGTCTACTGAACCACGGAAAGCCTTATAGATATTATCAGCAGTCTTTCCTTGCTCATTACCAGTTCCAACTTCAGATGCAAAACCAGAAATCTCATCAAGAACTGCAAGCAGAAGGTTTAGTCCCTCATGTGATTCACGCTCTGAGTGACCAGAGTAAACGGTAATAGATTTGTCAAACTCAATTGAGTCAGCCTTTGCATAATACTTTCCAGCAAACCATGGGGATCTTTCAATCTTTGATTTAAAACCTTTAAAGAAAACATTCTTTGCTTGTTGTGCGTTAATAGCAACATTGATTAGGTCAATAGCATCTCCAGAGGGCTTACCAAAATACTTTGCTGGATCTTTAAGGCATAGAAGTTTGTATACAATATATGAGCATGCTACAGTTGATGTAAAGTCTTTACCAGAACCCTTGCCAAGTTGCAGAATAATTTCATTCTTTGTGTATTTGTCGTAATATCTTAATCCTTTTTCTTCACCCATTATGTTTATCAAATCTTCTTTACGATATATTTGGCTCATCGCCTCAACAATATCGTACTGAATATCAGACAAAGGTGGTTGCCCAAGGTATTCTTCTCCCTCAACAAATGTCCTTGCGTCTACTGGCATCTCATTAAAATGATCATCCTGTAGTGCCTCAAGGAACTCATTGAACATCGTGGACAACGGTAATCACCTCATTGTCTTTTGCAAATGAAGAAAGCCTACGCATAATTTCATCACGAACCTGTGGATACTCTGAGGCAATATCTTTTAGAATAAGTACAAGAATTTCTTGACGCTTTTCAATTTCCATCATCTCTTCTGCAAGTTCTTTATTCTCAAGTAGGCCAGCCTTTTGAAGCATATCGATACGCTTAGACTCAATATCCATTACAAGTTTGATAGCAGCAGTCTTTGCGCTAAGATTGTTTGTCATAGATGCCTCATCAATAACTTCGTATGTACGAGAAACCAACTTGCTGTAGTGAGTGTCTGCTGCAGCCAGGGCTTCTTTGGCACGAGCACGAATAGCATCATTAGCAGATGCCATAACTTTCCACTCATTAATAAGAGTTACAACTCTTTGTCTTGGTATTGAGAGTTGCTTAGAGATAACTGTTGGATCATTTCCCTTAAGGTATTCTTCTACTACCTGATTTACTTGATCAAGGTGCTTAACTAAATCATCTTCAGTTGACATACTTGCCCTCTAGTCTGTTTATCTCATCTTTAATATAAAAGATTGCTTTTTCAAGATCCTGAATTGTTTTTGCCTCATCTTTAAGTCCTGCTCTCCAAAGATACTTGAAAGCATTACCGATATTAAAATTACGATGACGAGTTATCTCAATACACTCAATACCAGACGGGTCTGATGTATAGTGTAATGGATTGTTTACTTGGTCAACGGTTATGGTTAGATTATCACTCATAAGATTCCTCTTCGTCAGATTCCCAATCAAATGTTTCTGGAATACCTTTTAGCGCAGCAAATGCAAAGGCAAAGCCAACGCTGCCTGCTACAGCAAGTGCTACTAATGCTTTTTCAAATTTATTCATCGCTTTGATTTCCTTAATCCAAATTTAGCAAGGTATACGTAGATAGTTTCCAAAGAGCATCCACATTCCTTTGCAATCTCTTCTGGTGTTTTTTTATCCATAAGATATCTCTTACGCATAAATGTTTCACTTGTATATAGTTTAGCAGACATGAGACTAGTTGTCAACTCCAATTGCCTTACCCCAATTCTTTAGTGCCCAATGACCAATCCCGCAGGCATCTGCGACATCGTTATCTGTAATTGTTCTGTCATAGATTGTGTTGATAAAATTAATAGTTCTTTCTTTGCGAAGCATACGCTCATAAGCCTTGTAGTATGACTCAGACTTTCCAGGTGTCTCTGCTCTAATTAAAAGTTGTTCTTCTTTAGATATTTTTTTGTTTCCAATATAGTTTTGCCAAGTAATAGGAGAAACCTTTCCTATAACCTTTGTGCCAGTTTGTCCTGCTGATCCAAGGATTGCACCTTGAACTAAGGCAAGGTCTGCTGCTGTCTTTGGGCTATTCATAAATACAGTGTGCTCAATTACAATCGCTTCAAACCCACCGTATATTTCAAAAAACGCTTTTACTTTTTTACCAGCATCCATAACTTTTTGATAGATATCATTTCCTTCAAAGTTTATTTTGCCGATAGACTCAAGATTATCTTCAACGAACAGGGCAAAGGCAAGACTATTAGTACTAGCATCAATAGCACAAATTCTTTGTGGCTTTAGTTCTAGCCCCCACTTATTCTTTACCATTTGTTTTACCCTTTATCTGCTTAATTGCTTTTGTAACTGCGTCTGGATTTATTGCACAAGAAGAGCATATTGCATCATCGTTATATATAGAGAGTGGAGAAGAGCAAGATCTGCAAAGTCTTGTCTTCCCCCTTCTTTTTTGTCTTTTTGAATGTAGATATCTCTCAGCAATTTTTTCTTTTGTTGCTAGATCTCTACATTCTGCAGAGCAGTATATTTGGTATGATACTGACTGCTCAAAATTTTTATCGCAAAACTTACAATTCTTCACCGAGAATCTCCAAGGGCGCTATTTTTATTACGCCTGGACCTGCAGACTCACATGCTTTTTTAATTGGGCATGACTTGCATATCTTGGAGTTTGATCTATAGTTTTTGTTTGGCAGGGTTTTGTCTTCCCATGTCTTGCGAACTAATCTCATCCAATCAAATGCCTGGTCTACCCACCGACGGTAATGATCGTTTACATCTACAGGTATCAAAAGAAGTTCATGATTATTTTTATTTTCATAAATCATGACACCTGTTGGTCTCTTTAAGATCTTCATATAAATAAGCAATTGCATTAGGTGACCATTCTTGGCCTTGCCTGATGCTTTTCTATATTCAAACCCTTCGTTCATCATTGTTTTAATTTCACCAATGAGTTCTTCTCCCTGCCAATCAAACATAACATCACCATATCCAAAGATGGGTGGATCATCATGCTTAATCTTAAACTCTGTAGTGGCCTCGTTATTTTCATCACGATAGACCTTAACAATACCAGCATTCATCATTGCATTTTGAATTCTTGCATGAGACAAAGTTCCAGCAGTCATATTTGCTGCTGCATACGCATCTGCATTATCTTCAAACATCTGACCATCAAAAGCAAGGTACCAATATCTTGCACACTCTCCGTGACCGTATGCTATGGTAGATGGAGCAAAAGTTTTCTTTGTTGTGTGCTTATCTACACGAGTAATCGTGTATCCTTCTTTAATTTTTGCTTCAAGTCCTGCTATGTCCATTCGATGAACTGGCTTTTCTTCTGGCTTAATCATAACTGTGTGCAGTAAATTTTTCGTCATTAATTTTCTCGTTTCTATTAGTATAAGTATAGCAGACTATCGAGTTATATATTTTAACGCAGACACTAGATTATTAATAGATTCTGCTGCCGTATAATAAAGATTTTTTTTACCACGATCTGACTTGTCAACATTAGCCATCCATGTAGCCTTGAACGCCATCTTAGCAGCAATTGCCTGAAGTCTTACAATTTCAACAGTAGCCACATTTAAAGGAATGTCTGGCTTAATGATGATTTTTGCAATAAAAGTTAATGCTGTGGTTAGTTCTTCGTCTTCCATGTAGTCTGCAATCTCTGCAAGACCATTTACCATATCTATTGTTGTGCCTTCATTTTGCATTTAGTTTCCTTTTTTAAGAACTTTTAAGTTTAAAAGTGCGTCTTCTTTTGCAAAAAAATCTTTATTATATTGTGCAAACACTGGATCTGCTTGCCAAGTTGCCAGTCTTTCTTTTCTTTTTTCTGGATCACGAGAAATATTATTTAACTTTTCAAAATCTTCTCTTGTTGCAAAATGCATTGTTAAAACCTCAGTCTTGTCTCCTTCTTTAAACAAGACAGGTTCTCTCCAGTGTACTTGACCAGCACCCCAGAATATAAGAAGATCTCCGTACTGAAGATTAAAACTTTCACCCTCAATTACTATCGGCCAATCAATATTACTATCTAGTTGATAGTCCATAGTCATTTTTGTAAAATAATTATCTGAATCATAGTGTACTGGTAATTTTGGATTTGTTGAGCCGTGATGTTCTTTTGTATAACTTAGATAACTGTTGTGAGACATAAATACTGTCTCTCCGATCATCTCTGATGCAAAAGATTCAAGTTTGGCCTGGATGCTTGGTGGATACATAAGTTCTATCTGCATTCTAGATAAGTCTGGAAGAATAAGTGGAGAGTGAAATGCTGATAAATTTTTAGCATTTTTTTGATACTTCACTATTGCAAGTATCACCTCTAGTTCTTCTTCTGTAAAGAAGCCCTTTATGATGTGTGGCTTTATTTCGTTTTTTGGTGAGTGTCCTGTGTCCATAATACTATTATACACCATCCTCTGAAAGTTGTTCTAGTATGCTCATCTCAATTATGGCAAGTCTTACCTTTGAATTACCCTCGCCGATTACTACAACAATGGCTGGATCCTTTCCATTTTTCATGGCATCTGTAGTAGCCTTAGCCCAAACCTCTTTATTTAAAGTAAAGGATTTTCCAACTTCTTTAAAGTCTACAACAAAGTTTTTCCAGGAAGCATCCCCCTTTTGGGTGTTACGACCAGAGTTCTTGTGCTGTTTAGCACCTATACGTTTCGACTCACTCTTCTCCGTCATTACCCTTCCATTTCTGCTTACCAAACTTTACAGTACTTAAATGTTTGTTTACACACATCCAAGTTGCTGTCTTTGTGTCTGGGTAAAGCCTTAAAGACTTAACCTCAGTCTTACACTCATGACAGGTAAACTTTCCGTAGTATACAGTGAAATTAGCCACTTAGTTTTGCCTTGATTGATTCTTGCAAGTCAAGATCCTCTCTCACACGATTAACAAATGCTTCTTTGCCCTGAACTTTTGTCCCGTCAGGAAGTATGTACCAGGCCCCTGTACGCTCTACAATACCGTTTAACTCTGCTGTAGTAACCAAGTCACCAATGGTATCAAGACCAATATCGTCACCTCTAAAGTAAAAATCATACTCACCAGACTGGAACCCTGGAGAGGTTTTTGAGAACTGGAGTTCCCACTTAATAGTTCTACCAATCTTTTCTTCAATTAATTTATCTCCTACCTTGATCTTGCCCTTAATCGCTTGATTGTCTGACTCTGAAGAAAAGAGTTTAATAATACATGAGGAATAAAACTTAGTAGCCTGACCACCAGAAGGCTGCTGGCTAGTATACATAGCATTGATATTATTACGAGACTGAGAAATAAGAACAAGCAAAGTTGGCTTAACTTTATTGTTTGCATAGTTAAGCATTTTCCATGCGTTACTAAAGTCACGAGATTCTGCTCCAATCTGCTTTGTGTTTTCCAAAGCCTTCATTTCATCTGTGTCCTTTTCAAAATAAATTGCAGGAAGCATTGATGTAATAGAGTCTACCACAATTAAATCAACACCAGCATTCATAAGTCCAACCCCGACATCTACCATGTCACTAATGGTTCTTGCTTGTGAGTAGATTAGTTTTTCTGGGTCTACCCCAAGAGTTCTGGCCCAATCCTCAGAGTATGACATCTCAGAATCAATCCATGCACACAACTTTCCTTCTGCCTGGGCTAGAGCAATCATCTGAAGACACATAGAAGACTTTGCAGACGACTTTGATCCCCAGATAAGGACTTGTCTACCGTAAGGCAGTCCACCTCCCAGTGCACGGTTTAGTCCGTAACTAGGGGTAGGCTGGTATTCATAGTTAACACCGACACCACTTCCCAGTCTCTTTCTCAACTTAGGATCAAGTTGTGCTAATGCTTCTTCTATGCTAACCGACATGTACATCCTCCAATGTTACTGTTCCGTCTTTTGTTTTTCCAAAATCAAACTTATAAGATTTTCCCTCTTCGATATTCATATATGCTTTTGCAAATGCTGTAGGAAATACCGTAATAGAATGAAGGTCTCTACTTGTATCTGCAAGTGTAAGAGATGCCATCTTCTTTCCAGTCTTTGTAACCCTTGGCTTAAATGAAACCACAAACATCTCATCATCCTTGTATGGAAGTTGCTTATAACTTAAGAACTTTACAAGAGCGTGTGATGATTCTTTTATCTCATCTGAAGGTATGAAAGAAACAATCCTATTATCATTACACAAGACCAGATAAGAACGACCCGTCTCAATAGTTGTATTTTCATCATCAAATATACCGACACTGCCAGTTTTGTCCAAAATTTCAACTCGTGACCATCCTGTTCCTCGTTTAATTGATTTTACCATACCCATAAAGATGTATGATCCTTTTTCTTCAAAGTCAACAATATCCTGAATAAAGGCGTAGTAGTGAGAAGGTATTGTAATATTAAACTCTGGAAGGTTTAAATATTCATACAGGTTCTCTTTAATCTCCGCATCATTTCTAGGATTATCATTAAAGGTTGCAGCACCAATTGCTCTTAGCGCTTGCAGTGCACGACTGTTTACTCCGTTACCCTTGGTAAATGTAAATTCTTCAAGTTCTTTGTAAGAATTAAATGGTCGTGCTGATATGTATCGTTCACCAATTTTGTCAGATATGAACTTGATAGCACTGAGTCCAAACCTAATACCTTTACCCTCAATTTTAAAATCGATATCCGAATCGTTAATGTGAGGTAACTTAATGCTAATTCCCATTCTTTTTGCTTCAATAAGGTATTCAGTTCTCGCATCTTTATCCTTTTCGTTCTTTAGCACTGAGTACATAAACTCAAGTGGGTAATAATATTTTAGCCATGCTGTCCAATATGATAGCGTTGAGTATGCTACTGCGTGAGACTTGTTAAATGAATACCCTGCGTGAGCCTCAAAGTCATGCCATAGATCACGAGCAGCGTTGGGAGCAATAAACTTTGATGCACCTTCTACGAACTTCTCTTTAAACTGATCAAATTCTTTAGCATCCTTTTTCTTTCCAATGATCTTTCTAACTTTGTCTGCTTCCGACATGGACATACCGCCAAGGTGTACGCATGCTTGCATAACTTGTTCCTGGTAAAGAATACAGCCATAAGTGTCCTCCGTAAACTCCTTTAGTACTTGGTGTGTATAAGATATATTTTGACGACCATGTTTACGATCAACATAGTCTTTTCCAATAGTATTCATTGCACCTGGTCGAACTAGAGCATTTGATGCAGCAAGTTCATTGAGGTTCTTAACGCCCATCTTGACAAGAAGGTTTGTATATGGTGCTGCTTCACACTGAAACACGCCCTTTGTATATCCATCAGATAACATCTGATAAACATTTGCATCGTCCATCTTGATTTTAAGAAGGTCGATCTTCTTTCCATCTCGCTCTTTAATAATATCAATTGTGTTCTTAAGAACAGACAATGTCTTAAGACCCAGCGCATCAATCTTAATTAAACCAATTCTTTCAGCCTCTTCCATGTCAACGCCTACAACAGGAATTCTTTCATCAGAACCAGTTGATGATCTTGTTTCAAGTGGTGCGTATCTAAAGATTGGTTCTTTTGCAGTTACAACACCTGCTGCGTGAATGCCTGTGCCACGAATACGACCACGAAGTTGCTCTCCATAAACCTCTACCTCTGGATACTTCTCACGGAACTCGTATGTTGATTTAGATGTGCAGAAGTCATCCCATGTGTCTACAGTCTTTAAAACCTTGTTAACATCTGAAAGAGGAATGTTTAATACTCGTGCAACATCTCTAACTATTCCTTTGCCTGTAAACTCAAGGAAGGTGGCGATAGATGCAACATGTCGATACTGTCTAACAAGATAATCTTTTACTTCTTCACGACGAGTATCCTGAATGTCTGTATCAATATCTGGAAAGTCGTTACGCTCTGGATTAATAAAACGGAAAAACAAAAGGTTGTGTTCAATAGGATCAATGTCTGTAATCTTTAGTGCGTAACAAACAAGAGAACCAGCAGATGAACCTCTACCAGGTCCAACCATAATCTCTTCTTTCTTGGCCCAGTTGATCATGTTACTCACAACAAGGAAGTACGGAGCAAACTTCTTGTCCTTAATAATCTGTAACTCTTCTTCAAGTCTGTCAAGGTATTCCTGGTTTTCTGACAAACCTCTCTCCGCCAAACCTTCTAACGCAACCTTTGCAAGTTCTTTGTCTGGACTCTTGTATTGAACTGGTAGTAGGTTTAAGCCTTCTTGAATACCATAGTCTCCTACTGTTTCTGCTAATAGGAGTGTATTTGAGTAAATGTCAGGTCTATCAATACCCTGCGCTTCCATGGCTGCCTTGATCTCCTCATATGATAGAAGGTGGATATCAAACTTATTAAATGTAATCTGACGGTCTTCGCCATAAAGATAATCAAGGCGTTCCATCATGCTGCCCTTTTTCTTTGACTTTTCATATGTTGCATCTTTTACGAACTTGCCGTGTGTGTTCATGAGCAACTTAAACTCTTGAACTTCCTTTTGTGATGGATCGACATGGTGGCAGTCTGGTGTCACAATAACCTTAATACCAAACTCATCTGCAAGTTCTATTAAATACTTATTGATGTGTGCTTCATTATGGGGCATAACCTCAATGTAGTAGTCGTCAGCAAAGCGCTCTTTGAACCAAGAGATATATTTCTTTGCGAGAGCAAACTCTTCTTCCTCAAGTGCTTTAACTAAAACGCTACTTGGGCAAGCAGAAGAAACAATGATTCCTTCTTTATACTTTTCTAATATACTAAAATCAAATCTTGGCTTCTTAAAGAAACCATCTGTCCAAGATAGTTCACTAATCTTGTTTAGGTTTTCTAAACCAATTTGATTCTTGGCTAGAAGGATAATGTGATTATAGACAAGATCTTGCTGACCTTCTCTTTCAGACTTATCTCGTGTATCAGATATGTCTGCACACATGTATCCTTCTAGACCTAGAATTGGCTTAATGCCCTTTGCTTTTGCAATACGGTGCAGTTCCCTATGCCCAGATAAAGTACCGTGGTCAGTGATGGCTATTGCAGGCATCTCTAACTCAACTGCACGGTTCACGTATTCTTCTGGAGTAGCAATCCCATCAAATAAACTAAAATGGGTGTGGACATGTAAGCCTACGTAGTTCATATTACCAATCTGCGTTGGTAGATGAAGTTACAGATGGGCCATCAAAGCCCAAATAGTATGCTTCTTGCTCGGCATAAGGAATCTTCTTGAGTGCTGACTCAAGAGGATAAGGCTCAATGTCCTTCCAATCAAATGGTTCCTTGTCTGGTGCTGATGGAATAAGTGTGTAATTAGTTTCAGTTCCCTGACCATTACGCTTTAACTTCCAAATTACGTTTGAGATGCTACCTGTTTCAAGTGCATACTCACGAATTGTATTAAATGATGACTGCTTGCTGATACCCATTGACCAGATAGCAACGTATGGTGCTTCGATTCCATCGTCAACTAGTACGTTGCAATAGAAGCGAAGACGGCCACGCCATCCTGCCTTTGGATCCTTGCGGTGCATTTCTTCTGCCCAGTCACGGCCTTCTGATTCCATTGTATCTACAGCCTTGCGCTTGTAGTCCTTTGGATTTACGTGCTCCTTAACAACAAGTGCTAGTCCACGCTTTTCGTTATAGTTTGCAGAGTCTTCATCGAGTTCTTCAATGAAACGGATCTTTACTGATTGACCGTCTGCAAGTTTTAGCCACTTTACCTTTGGCCCGTCGTTTTCATACTTTGGCTTGTCGAGCAGGGCATTGATGTTCTTGAGTCCCTTTACTACGCTCATATTATTCTCCTTTGTTTGTTGTATTAGTTTAGCATAAGTGATATTGATTTGTCAAACTGGAACTCTAAATTCTTAAGTTCTTCGTCTGGCATATCGCCAATATCTTTATACTGATTGTTTAGTTTAATAACGGAAACACGACTAGAAAGTTTTTCAACTATTCTATCTTTCATGTTTCCTCCCGCCTCATCATTATCAGCAATAACAATAATGTTATTGAAATACTTCTGAAGCAATTCTATTTGTTTGCTTGATACGTTTGCACCAAGTGTTGCGACTGCTGGAAGTCCTACCTGGTCAAGTCTAATGGCATCAAATGATGATTCCACTACATATACTCTATCAGATTTCTTGACTCTGTGCAAGTTAAAAAGTGTTTTGCTTTTTGGAAGACCTGGCGTATTCTTAAAATCTTTTCCTTCAATAGATCTACCGACAAACCCAAGTGGTATACCATCTGGACTATGCACTGGAACAGTAACCATATCTTGTTTTTCTGAATAGCCTAGTGAAAACTTTATACAAGAAGGCTTTTGAATTTTTCTATATGTAAAATAATTTTTTGCTCTTTCAGAAGCAATCAGGTTGTTGTGTAGTCTTTTAATAATTAGTTCGTCAAAAGTTTTATACTGCTCTTCTTTTACAAGAGCCTTGTCTATTTCTACAGCAAGATTTGTTACTTTTTCTTTGCTCTTAATAAATCTAGCAGACTCAAAATATGTTCTACCAGATGTATGCATAACTAGTTCAATTAGGTCTGCAGATTTTTGACAAGAAAAACAAAAGAACATTCCGCTATCTTTTTGGACTTCGCCTGCTGGAGTTCTATGGTTGTTGTGAAATGGGCAAAAGATCATGAAATCTGCATCAAGTTCAGACTCTACAGTTATACCTGATCCTGTAAGGACTCGCTTGACTTGTTCTGCGGAATAAAGATTGGATTGGTTCCGTCTATTCCTGCTATCCATGTGCTTTTCCTTTTCCCTGCGTAGACT